GCTTCACCATGTGGGTGAGCCAGGCGCTGCGCACGAGTGGATCCCGGGATATTGGCGGTTTCAGTGTTAGTGTCGAATCTGATACACCCCTCACGGGGAACGTCTATGATCTCCTTTACAATAAACTCAAAACTATGAAGAACTGCACAGATGCTATCTAAGTCCCGAGTGACGCAGTCACTCGTCCCAATCGACTTTGTCGATTGCCCCCTCCCCCTTCTTACAAATTGTGTCCCAGTTTGTAACAAGTTCCCCATCCCGGTCGAAGTCCGTAGGACTTCCCTCGTATCTAACCTTCTAAGAATCTTACAGATTCGCCCAAGCTTAAAAATAAACTCTCACTATAATATAAAATGTCTGGTGGTATCGCCCAACTCGTCGCTGTCGGTGCTCAGGATGTGCACCTCGTCGGTCAGCCCGAAGTCAGCTTTTTCCGTTCTACCTACAAGCGTCATACGAACTTCTCCCAAACTGTCGAGCGTCAGGTCATTCAGGGCAACGTCTCGAACAATGGTATGTCCACCATCCGCTTCGAGCGCAAGGGTGATATGCTCAACTATGTGTACCTCATGCCCATCGCGGGTGATGGTCTCTCGGCCAACTCTTTCACAAACAACTGGACTGATGTGATCTCCAAGGTGGAGCTTCTCATCGGTGGTCAGGTGATTGATGAGCAGGACTCTACCTACTCGACCCTGATCGCCCCCACCCTCTCGGCTTTCTCTTCCGCCAAGTCGGTGTCCGCCAGCCTCTACGATGGCACCAGCACCGCCAAGTTCTACCCTCTCCGCTTCTCCTTCTGTGAGAACTGGCAGTCGGCTCTCCCTCTCATCTCCCTCCAGTACCACGATGTCGAGCTTCGCATCACTTGGGGTGCTGAGGCTGCCGCGAGCAAGTGGGAGGTGTACGCGAACTACGCGTACCTCGACACCCAGGAGCGTGAAGTGTTCGCTTCCCAGCCCCAGAACATGATCATGACCCAGGTTCAGAAGGCGATCTCTTCCAACTCTAAGATTCAGGAACTCAACTTCAACCACCCCGTCAAGTACATCGCCGCTGGTGATGCTTCGGCGGTCACCATGGTCAGCACTGCGGGCAACAAGCTCAAGCTCCAGATCAACGGTACTGATGTGGCTGACTACAAGTTCGCTGATCCCAACTTTACCACCGTGCCCCTCTACTATCACACCTCCCACGGCACCGCCACCCCTGGCACCAAGCTCTTCTTCTATCCCTTCTGCCTCGATGCTGGTAAGCTTCAGCCCACTGGTTCCCTCAACTTCTCGCGCCTCGATTCCGCGCGCATCATCAACGACACCGCCAACTCCGATAAGGACATCTACGCTGTGAACTACAACGTGCTCCGTATCGAGAATGGTATGGGTGGTCTTTTATATTCTAACTAATTACTATATGTGGAAACTCATTTTCCTTCTCGCCATCGTTTTTGTATTGACGTATGATCCCAAGTCCAGGACGCTCGAAAAGTTTGTTGGTCAACCCACACCCCCGACACAGAAGTCCTGCGAAAACACGCATTACGAAGCCGTTCAATTCGCTCAGACACCCTATGAGTGTCCTCCCCCAGGGAGGGCTAAGATGGGTGCACTTACTTAAAAGAGAAGTTAGAATGTAACTTACAAATGATCCAGATGACCCGAGAAAACATCATGATGATCGCGACAGCTGTCTGTCTCGTTGGAATCATCTTCCTTTTCAAGGAGTTGAACAAAACCAAAGAGGAGATGAACGGTTTCAGGACATTTTCGGAGCAGCTTGTTCAGCACATGAATAGACCCGTACTTGAGGAGGAAGATGATGTTGAAATCAAACCGGAGACAAAACTGGAGAAAATCGAAGAAAAGAAGGAGGAATAAACATATCGGTATATTGTAACTTGCGAATGCGCAATGAAAAAATACAAAGCTATCGCGATACCGGTTAGTTTCGCCACCGGGAAACCAAAGTTTCTCACAGTAAGGGATCGTCGATTCAAGGATTGGATTTTTGTGACAGGTGGGTGTCGACGCCGTGAAATTTTCAATCCACTTCGATGTGCCCTTAGGGAACTTGAAGAGGAGACGAGAGGTGTGGTTTCCCTAAAAAACGGTGAATACACAGAATTCAAATTTACAGTCAAAGAAAGTCCCACAGTTGATCTTGAATACAACGTCTTTATATTCTTCGTAAACTACTCAATGTCAGAACAACAATCCCAAGTGAGAAGGTTTTACGAGGAAAAGCAAAAAACAAATCTAAAAAAACTGATGAACCAACCCATCAAGAAGACATTCGATGAAAATGATTTCATGAGCTACGATACACTCGAAGAGTTCAACACTCGTAAACGCTGGAAACTAATCGTAGATAATGTGATCAAGAATCCACAATTTTACGCGTGTATAAGTTCTCACAATAGAAAAACCTTCTCTATTAAATAATGAAGTCCAAGGCTTACATTTTGATGCAAATTGAAGAACTTCTGGAAAAGAACCGTGGTCTCTGTGAGGAGGAGATTAGGGAATGGAAAGAACAGAATAAAGATATGACAGTCTACGAATTACTCACCTTTAAGAAACAACTTGCTCAAACCCAAGAGTATCCAGATGTTTCTTGTATGAGGTGGTTTAGAGAATAAAGGTGTACATCAGGTATGTTTAAGGCTTGGTGTGCATCACAAAAATTTAACAATGCAACCAATCTATCACATGTGCTCATGGACGGTGGTGTCCTCTCCGTGCCATTTGATAAATTGAATGACTTTTATGACAAGTACATAGAAGCTATAGGGCGGGGTGAAAAGCTCTATGTCGTCGAACAGAAGAGTGATACCTATAACTTTTTCGTGGATATCGATTACAAAGATGATAAACCTCTCGAAATTGATGAAGTTAGGAGTATTTGTAAAGTCATCTGTGACAAAGTGAAGAGACATGGTGGAAAAGAGTGTCTCGTATCAATCTCACCACCCAAAAATTCTGGTACACTCATAAAAACTGGGGTTCATCTGAACTGGCCGGGGTTTGTGGTTGACCAGGTGTCAGCTTTAGCACTTCGAGACCATATTCTTCTGGCTCTTTCAACACTGAACAGTGCTACAGATTGGAATGAAATTATCGATCTGGCTGTCTATGGAAGTGCTAGTCGTAAAACGAAAGGAAGTGGTTTCAGAATGCCGTGGTCATACAAGAGAGCAAAACATAACGCATGTGGTGGACAAGGTTGTGAAGAATGTGAAAAGGGAAAGGTGGATCAACTCGCATATCTCCCAATTTTTGTATACAAACCTGGACCACCTCTCAGTACAATTCTTGAAATTGATCAAACACCAAGTGTAGAGATTCTCAAAATGTCCGCAGTTCGAACAGATGTACCCCAGACGGTGCATGTAGAGCCACCATCGGTCGTGGTGAAGGAGGGTACATTCACAAAAGAGCAAACGAAAGATGAACTCCATGATGAAGAGACGAAACTTCTCATACAGGAGTATGTTCGAAGACACTTGGAAGGTCAGCAGAACTCTTACATCACTAAACTCTTCAAACATAAACAAACTTTCTTGGTCTCGACAAACTCAAAATATTGTGAAAACCTCAAGCGAGAGCATGGATCTAATCATGTTTGGTTTATCATCAGTGGAAACGAGATTATTCAAAAGTGTTTTTGTAGATGTGAGACAATTTGGGGAAGGCGGGATGGTTTCTGTAAAGATTTTTGTGGGCGTAGACACTTATTGACACCAAATATTACAGACAAGTTGTATCCCAAGAAGGATGTCAAAAAGTATTGTCCAGAAATCAAGAAGCGTGTCGAGAAACCTCCAATTGAATACAGTAGTATCAAGGAGCCCTTAGAAGTGTTCATAACACAGAATATGAAAGCCCCAGAAGGAACACATGTGGTTAAGATTGAAAAGAGTAAAACACAATTCACAGCTCTGACGACTTCCACTTACTGTGAAACGATTCGGGGTGTACATGAAGGTGTTTCGATGTCGTATATCATCAAGGGGAGAGAGATTCGACAAAAATGTCCCAGTTGCAAAAATAACGGTTCTAGAACTCATGTCTTAAACAGTGAGATTGTAAAGGTACTTAAACAATAATTCCTCTATATACCCAAATGTCCGAAATTGTTACTACTCGTTCTGGTCGTAAGATAAAGAAGCCTACCATGTTTCAGCCCACTGAAACGGATCTTGTAGATGATTATGCTGATGACGACCACGATACGGACTTCGATTCCGAACTTGACACAGAAGATGAAGAAGAATTTACTTCAGACGAAGACGACGACGAAGACGAGATGGATGAAAAGGGTAATCTCAAAGACTTTGTCGTAGATGATGAAAGTGAGTCAGAAGATGCTTAAAAAAAACGGTGTTAAAATTAGAAAATGGAGACTGACATTGGAAATCCAATTGAATACGATCCATCCGTCGATCCTTTAAATAACGAAAAGATTGAGGACACTAATCAGGATGAGCAGTACTACAATGACTATTCTATGCAAGTTCCACACGCATTCCCCCCTCCACCCATGCCTCCTACCCCTGAAAAGACCGATTTCTTCTCCACAATTGACAAGTCAACTTGGATCATCGCTTTCGCAGTATTCCTTCTAGGCTTTTTTATGGGGAAAACCATGCAACCAGTTATCCTCAGGTATACTTGAGTATGCAACAAAAGTCCCTATGTCACCATAGATGGGCTTAATACTACCAGTCTCATCCATTTTAATGAGTTGTGTTGGATACCTGGGATTAATAAACGCATCATCCGTATCTTCAATGAACCCAGCAGTCGTCGAAGCTTCAGGCTCTGTAACTGTTTTGTTTTTTAAATTGTACTTTGGTTTAAAAAACAAAATAAAAAAGGCACCAACCAAAAGGATGGTTAGAATTATTCTAAACATTCTGTTTACTGTATGTTGATATTATTTACGCGGACTCTTCCTCCTTAATCTCCCCAAGCTTCGCATCCTCATCACGCTTCTTCTGACGCTCCTCCATCTCCTTCGCGACAATGGCATCAGCCTCCTTGACGAGCTCTTCCATGGGAGCGTCGGGCTTCTCCTTCTTGAGACGCTCGAGTACCTCGGCGGGATGAGAAATAGGTGCCTCATCGGGCTTGGTGTAGAACTTCGAGTTGTCATCACCAGGGGTGTACGAACTGTTCGCCATCGCCGCCTTGCGCTCCTGGAACATCCGAGCAGCCTGGGCCTGGTTCTCTTTGTAGCCAACCATGATCTCCTCGAGCTTCTCGTTGGTGTAGTGCACATCCTCAATCTTCGAAGAATCGGGAGGGATCAGGAGCCACTTGTACATGTCTACGACATAGATATCGAAGGTGGGGTCCTCCTTCTGAAGGCGCTTGGCATGGTTCGCAGCCTCATCACGAGTCGCGAAGGCACCACGAATCTTGATACCAAACTTGTCATTCTTCTGGGGAGACTCAGGACCAACAATCGAGAGGCACGCAAAAATCTGACCGGGGACAGTGGTGTAATCTTGCTCGAGAGACATTATATCTACCCGACGCATCAAAACTTTAAGCTTCCTAAGTAAGACTATTAAAAACGATAATCTATATCTAACCATGGAAGAGATTCGAAAGAATCACAACGATGCGAAGCGACAGCTCATACAGAGTGTCGCTCGTGAGGGACAGCACATCCTCGATGTTGGTTGTGGTTTTGGTGGAGATCTTCAAAAGTGGCACAAGTGTGGTGTTAACATAAACATGTGTGATCCCGAACATGATGCGCTTGAAGAAGCTCGTTCACGCGCGAAGAATATGCATATGCGGGTCAATTTTTACGAGGGTGACATTCACAATTGTCCGAATAGAAAGTTTGACATTGTGTGTTTTAACTTTTCACTTCACTACATCTTTGGATCGAAGGGGTTGTTCATGAGTTCAATTAAGGAAATCAAGAAACGCATGAAACCTGATGGTCTTCTCATAGGGATCATCCCAGATTCTGAAAAGATCATCTTCAAAACACCTTATCAGGATGATATGGGTAATTTCTTCAAAATGAAAGACCATGGAAATGGTGGCTTTGGTGAAAAGTTATTTGTGCATCTCACTGACACACCCTATTACGCAGAAGGACCAAAGTCAGAACCGGTGGCATACAAGGATCACCTGGTGACTGGTTTGGAGGATCTAGGTTTTAGATTACAACTTTGGGAGGGACTCACAGGAAATCCCATCTCAGAATTGTATAGCAAATTTATCTTTGTCTATAACAGATGATAGCTTTGGCTTTACTTATTGTCATCAATCTCATAATTCTCCAGTTGACACGCGAACCTCAGGTACTCACGGAAGTAAAACAGAGATATAGAAAACTTCGTGATCACCTCAATGAAACTAAGAATGAAAAGTACCAGATGCTGACGACTCCCGTACCTCTCACGGGGATGAAACGAATGAAGGAGAGTGTTGGGTATAACACCAACAAAGGTGCGGAGATTGTCGTGTGCTTAGATGGGAGTGTCAATGACATCTTCCATGTACTCATCCATGAGTTGGCTCATTGTACAGTCAAAGAGTATTCCCATTCGGATAAGTTCTGGCAAAACTACGTGGAACTTCGGGACATGTGTATAGAGCTTGGCATATATGAACAGATCCCAGATCGAAAAGAGTTTTGTGGTCAGCACATCCAGGATAAATAATCTCAATGTACTTTAAATGAAAACACCTATCAGTGTGTTGATGATGGCCATCGCCTACTGGATCCTCATTTATGGCATCACCCTAGTGCCTCAGTATGTGAGCAACTACTACGTCAATCTCGTATGGATGACTGTTGTCATACCTAACGTTCTTCGTTTTGCTATTGGAAACATTCCTCGTCTCGCTGTGGATCGCGTATTCTTCTTGACGTCGACCCTCATCGCCCTCGTGCTGACTTTCCTAATCAACCAGATTTCCAAGGAGACCAAGGATGCGATGACTGATCCCGATGCTTCTAACAACAAGAAACTTAAATTGAGTGGCTTGTTGGCAGGGACATTCGCAGCGGGAGCCCTCGCGACGTATTTTGCGGGTATTGATACCTCGATTTACAGTAATATGGGCTGGGAAACAGCCGCTTAAGGCTTGACAATGTAGTCCTTCATGATATAGAAGATCACAGCCGCCACAGCACCGGTGGTGGCAAGACCAACCATGCTTCTACCCCCCTGTTCGTTAAGGAACTTGGGGATAGAGGTCGCAAGACGGTCCTGGACAGGTTTGCTCACAGCGGCGGCGGTGCAAGCAGCGACGACGAGGGCGGTGAGTTGATCATCCGTGAGATTCAGGGGGTTCTTCTTCTCGGGCTCGGAAGGAGCTTGGGGAGCTGGGTAAGCGCCCTGGGGTTGGGGAGCGGTCATTTGGGGCATAACACCCTGCATACGGGGCTCGTCAGTCATCATAGGGGGTTCCATCATAATATCGTTAATGGGAGTAGAATCCATCGTCTCTTTACTTTGACTCATATTTTTTTCAGCTTTAAAAGACGTAGAAGGATTGTCATGCAGAGGAACCATTCCCTCTCCGTCGTCGGAAAGATTCATGGTGTGTACTTGATCAGAGGCCATTTAGTATAGTCATATGTTTTTGAATTCAACACTCAACGCGTCTTTGTGATTTTGAGACTTGTCTTTCTCGTCGCCTTCTTAGCGTCATCCTCCTTCTGTTCCAGATGTTTGGGATTGTACATCTTCTTGTGAAGTCTCCACAGATCCGGACCACCAACCCTAAAGTTTTTTCGAATCGACGCCTTGTACCAGAATACACAATCCTGAATCTTGTTAGATTTTACTGTATTGTCTAACACGAGACACTCGTAGTTTTCTGTACACGCATCCATCACCTTGCAGAACATGTCGAAAGAGGGGAAGATACCAAAGAAGGATTTGTACAACTTTTCACGATTTTGAATGATATTTTCCCTGAGGATGAAGACATAATCAACATTCGCACGAAGAGCTGGGGGAAGATCCATCACATACTGCATGGTCAACATAAAGAAGATCTTCCAGTGACGACCATTCATAAAACACTGACGAATACACGTGTCCTTAAGGAACTTTGAATCGTACATACAGTCATCCAAAAGCATGAATGCTCCACAATTTGTTTTTCCTGCACCCACCAATTTACGTTGCCTCGCCATGACTCTCTCTATAGCGTCGCGATCGTAGTCGCCGTAAATGAACAAGTCTGGGATAAAATCAGAGTAAAAGTGATTTCCCTCCTCTGTTCCTGAAAGCACTATACCCGCTGGTAGATGTTTCTTATGGAACATGATGTCTTTCACGAGTGTCGATTTACCCGTATTACGCTTACCTATGAAAACACATACCCTGTCGTCTGTTATCGTCTCGGGTTTGAATTTCCTCAACTGAAGGTTCATTCTACTTTTAGTGTCTCGTTTTATTTACCAAAATTTTACTCATATAGAGTAGGAATGGCTGGTCGTCTGAGACTCGCCGCCACTGGAGTCCAAGACCAATGGCTCACAGGTGAACCACAATTTTCGTATTTCCTGACAAATTTCAAGAGACACACCAGGTTTGCATTTGACTTTGTAGAGAGTCAATTCGATAGACAACTTGACTTTGGAAGGACTGTGACATGTAAAATCCCGAATGATAAAGGTGATCTCATCAGGAACTTTACACTCAAGGTCACGCTACAGGACCCAACCCCCGATGCAGGGGGTCAAAATACGACTATATGGTGTCCCTCTGTGATAACTCACCTCATAGAGCACGCTGAACTTCTCATTGGAGGTCAGCCAATAGAGAAGATTACAGGAGAATATATCTATATGCATCAACAACTTCATAACACAAATGATGATATTGAACAAACTCTGTATTTCTTAAACGGTCATGGGAATGTGCTGAGTTATCAATCCGGAACAAATTACACGTATTTCCTTGATCTTCCCTTTTACTTCTACAGAAATCCATCCCTCGCTATACCAACTTGTGCGTTGACGAAACAACTCGTCGAAGTTCGTATCAAACTCAGACCCCTCGCGGAACTCATATTTGGTGGCGCTTCTTCGGGGGTTATCAGTTCTATCCAAAAGTTTTCGATCGATACTGAGTTCGTATATGTGACTCCCGACGAGAAGAACTTTTTGATGTCTCGACCACTTGATTACATCATCACACAAGTTCAACTTTCACAATTCAAAATGAAAGCTGGTGAGAATGAAAAATCAGTCATGCTCAACTTTACTCACCCAGTCAAAGAACTTTACTTTGTTTCGCAATCTGAAGAGTCTGTTCAAAATAACTATCCAAATGAGTACAACACTATAACGACTGCAGAGTTGAAATTCAACAACGAGGTTGTCTTCAAAAGGGATACAAATTTTTTAGTCTATGAACAATCCCTCAAACATCATGTGAACTGTCCATTAGCTGCTGAAACAACACCATCTGCACCTTTCAATAGTTCTCAGTACACCTTCGGTCCAGCGAAGTTTGGTATGTACTCCTTTGCACTTAAACCAGAATCACCTTACCCAACTGGTCAGGTAAATATGAGTCGCATTTCACACAAACTTTTTACAATTAAGATCAATCCAATAAATCAGGTGGATGATAACAACACGAGGATATACGCAGTGAATTACAACGTCCTACGAATTGAAAGTGGTTTAGCGGGATTAAAATTTTAGATAGATATAGTAGTAATGGCTGGACAAGTTCAACTTGCTGCCTCTGGACCCCAAGAGCAGTTTTTTACATTGAACCCAGACTACAGTTATTTTGTAGAAAGTTTCAAGAAACATTCAAACTTTTCTACACAGTTTGTCGACCTGGATCCAGAAAATCAAGTAAACTTCGGGAGTAAAGTTCGCTTCAGAGTTCCCCAAAATCAGGGTGATCTTTTGAAGACGTTGAGTGTAAAGTTCACTCTTCCAGCTTTGAGCAGTAGTATGGTGTACATCGAATCCGTAGGTCACGCACTCATAGATTATGTAGACCTCCTCATTGGTGGTAAAGTTGTACAACGACTTACCAGTGACTATTTACAGATTTATTCCGAACATTATGTCACCCAAACGAAACAAAAGGCTCTTGAGCAGTTGATTGGCAAATACCCACTGAGAACTTCGGACAAACTCGTTTCTCAAGTCGTTGGTAATGCTGGTATAATCATTCACAATACACTCGGTTTAGGCACTGATGAAAACTTTTTTGTCGATCTTCCATTTTATTTTTATGAACATCCAGAATTGGCGATACCCCTATGCGCCATAGAAAATCAGGAAGTTGAGGTTGAATTTAAGTTGAGAAATGCTCAGGACATCGTGATAAAGGTGAATGGAAATTATGAAACACTCGAGCAAGACGTACAGATTTCGGATTTCAAATTGTGTACAGAAGTTGTCTATCTTGATTGTGCTGAGAGGATGCAAATACAAAACGCTAAGAGGGACTATCTGATTACACAAATCCAACAAAACACCTTCGATCTCGGTGCTGGTGTAAATGAAGGTACATTCAAGCTTGAGTTTGTCAACCCAGTGAAAGAGTTGTACTTTGTTGTTCAGAGACAGGGAACTACGGGTGATGGGGTTACACAAGGTAACTTTGTAACACCATTCGATTACGACAATCTGTATTCAGTCGTAGACGACAAACTCGTGTTGTATGAGAACTTGGATTATCTCACATTGTCCCTCGATGGCCAAGATATCATCACACGAGATACTGGGAATGTCGTGTTCCTTAAGGCTATACAAGGAGCAATCCATCACTCTAAAACACAATTGATTCGAAGGTTCTACTCCTACAGTTTCGCACTTCAGCCAGAAGAGTGGTATCCAACTGGACAGATCAATATGAGTTTGGTAAAAGAGCAGATTCTTAAGATGAATCTCACAACCAGCCCTGATTTTGCGAGACAAGTGCGAGTGTATGCAGAGAGTTTCAATATTTTACGCGTAAGTGGGGGAATTGCAGAAACTCTTTTTAACGTCAAATACTAAAAATGAATATGCAAACGGGATTTGGTAATGGCAATGGGGAGCAGATGGCGGAAGAATATGTCAAGAGTATGATTGATATTCTTCTACCCGTGATGGAAAAGAGTATGTTGTTCGCATCTGAATATTCTAAAGCTTGTGGAAGAGATACTGTACTTCCAGAAGACATAGAATATGCCATGAAGTATTGTGCGATGTACACAGTTGGTCAAGATATAGGTACACTCTTTCCAGAGTTGTACGACGAGGAAGATTCCGATGAGGATGACATCGAGGAAGTTGACCACGAAGATTGCCCACCTTTCGAGAGGTACACCGGTACCGATGAACGATTTGTTCTTATGAACCAAGCGTATGATCGTTGGGATTCATGGATTCCCCAAAATCCGACAGAACAGATGTTAAAAAATGCCATTAATAGTAATGAGCACCTCAGAGCCTGAAGCATGGACATTCTCAGATGACAAGTTTAAGAAGTATGAATCCGAGAACAGCTCTAGTGAAGAGTCATCTGATGATGAACAACTCTTCTCGAAAACAAAAACAATCAAAAAGAAGAAGTTTAAAAAACTCGTCGAAAAGGAGAAACTCTCATTTGAATAATTTTCTCAGGATAGTGTATAACACTCACAATGGAAGCCGCCCGCAACCAAGCTGTCGAAACCGTCAACCTCGTTACCCAGGAGCTCGAGACCCAGTCGCTCAACGCTATCGTCGCGGGTTTCTCCTTCGCCGCCGCCATGTCCTGGATGGACCTCGTCCGCTGGGTCATCAGCCAGGTCATCAAGGTGCCCAAGAACGGTGGTACCCAGTACACCCTCACCGCGATCCTCACCACTCTCCTCTCGATCGCCGTCTACATGATCGTGTCTCGCGTGTCCACCCGCGTGTCCAAGCCCGCTCAGCCCGTCTTCGCCATCACCCGGTAAGTTCTTTTAGACTTTCCAGACATGAGCGCTATTAATATCAAACCGAAAACTACGACGATTCCGACGTAGATTTTCCATTTATAAGGATCCTCATCCTCCTTTTCGGGGATGCTTATAGATGTTTTCTCTTCAATTTCCTCAAGGGGAACCTTTGGTAGATTCTTAAGTTTATCTGTAGAACAGGTGACTTCAAACTTCAGTATGTGTTCTTGGTTCATAAAATCGTAGGGAATCAATCGCCCATGACTCATGTAGAAGAACTCGACTTGAATATCTTTGATGTATTTCAGGGGGCCACTGTGGAAATGATGTGTGAGGACGTCATCGGCGCCGTTAAAGTTTATAAAATCAGAGCCATCCAATAAGATGTGGCCAGTGTAAAATGGTGTTGAGGTGTATACACTCTGATTAAACTCATCAGAACCAGCTGAAAGTCTCAAAACGAGTGTGTTTGGTCCAACTAGATTGATCGCACCCGATGTCAATACATTACTTGTTGAAGCATAATCGTTTGATCCGAAACCAAGTACTTGATGTGGTGTCGTGGTCGTGGAAGAATCTTGAAGAAAACCGTTTTCTCCTGTATAAAATTCAAAGGTGAAAGTGTTTGATGTTCCAACATTAGAAAAAGTAAAACGTTTTGTATCCGTATCAAATGAAACTTCGCTCACGTTGGATACTGGTGGTGCAAGTTCATTCTGTAGGTGTGTCGCCAGATCATCCCCAGTTGGATAATCAGCATTTTCCAATGCAATCGTTTGACCATCGACACTGAATGTGTTATTCGTCTCACAGATTGTCAACTGGGGTGTAGGGATACGGGCGGAAACGAGTTTAATTTCAGAAACATCGTAAATTGGGTTTTCTAGAGTGATGACATAGTTGTTTGGACTCGAATATGTGTTGGAGTATGCATCAATCACATATGTACCTTCACTATCGTAATACGAGTTTGATGCAATCACATCGATTCCACGCTGACTACTGTCAATAGAGAGGTTGTGCACCTTCATTAAAATATAGGGACAATATTTTAATGAGTGTTTTTGTCTATATCCAAACACTTACTGGGAAAGACTATGCGCGAGGGGGTTGTTCTGCAGCTGCCTCTTCGCCACATCAAGATGTCTAGTGTTGGGGTTTTCATTACCCTTGTACGCGTTGAACTGGTGGAATGGTTTCTGTTTGTACTGCTGAGTCCAAGCACCGTTGGCGGCATTCACACGACCATCAACGCGAGTCGTATCGGTGCGCACCGCAGTAAGGGCACCACCTTGCTTTAGAGCAGACTCACGAACATTCATACGACCAGCATTGCCCATGCGGTTAGGCTTGCCGCGACGATCATCGGGGCGGAATCCATATCTCATGAGCTCCTCATTCGTCTTGGCTGTAACCTTAGAAGCGGCGCTGTTGGTATAGGCACCATGGTGGCTGTGGATACCAGGGGCTGGGCGGTTGTAATATTCATACTGTGCATCGTTGCGATCACTCTTAAATCGAGTAGGATCTTGAGACATCGTCTGGGCTGAAACAAAACGCTTGGCGCCGTTGAAACCTAAACCATCTTCACGAAGACCAGTCTCGGAACGGTTGGTCGTACGCTTGGTCCTTTCATGCTCATTACGAGGAACAACACCAGACATACCTTGGGCACGACCGGGCATAGTAGGGAGCCTCGAGGGAAGGTAGGCAGTTGTCTCGGGCTTGTTGTGAGTAAGTTCACCAACCATAGCCGAGCGACCACCAGTAACATCTCGAGCTGGACCCGTACGCCCTGGAAGAGTAGTTAGCCTGTAAGCACCAACATTGATGGGGTTGACCCTAAAGAGTTGCTGATGACCACCAACTGCGGGAACATTGGGACCGACACCAAGACCTGGACCGACGAGCTGCTTCTCAACTGGGGAAAGATTGTTCATTCGACCCTGATCATACATACGGTTGCGCATGTTGAGGATCTCCTGGCCACCACTCCTCTGTTGCCTAGAAATATCAGCAAAGCTTTCCATCTCCCTCTTGCGAGGAGGTTCCATGACTGGTTCAAAATTGGTGTTTTCGACAATCGTAGGATTCTTTATAACGGGCACATCGTTATCAACCTTAGGTGGGACTGATTTAGTACTTAAGTTGCGTCCAGCGTACACAAGACCGGCTACAGCCATAAGTGAAATGGGATCAGCCATTCTTACTTCTTACCTACATTTTTATTAACATATCTTTGCTGAAAAAGACCATTCTGGAGTTCGGCCCGAGTGCTCGCAGGTTCGTAATGAATCGTGCGGAGGGGGACCTTACACTCCATGTTGGTCAGGGGGAACAGATTACGTTCATATGTCTGAACGATGTTCTTGTTGAAACGGGAAGTCGACTGGGGACGAAGTTCGTCGCTCGTGTTGATGTACTGAGCTGGGGAACCCTTACCAGCCATGTAAGGGGCGGTGCCGTACAACATTGTGTTGGGGCGGCAACCACCACAGTTGAGAGTACTGGGCTGGGGGTACACAAAAACTTCATCAGTCGCCTTCACTGGGGGGAGAGCACCTTTGTTTTGAACGATGGAAAGACCAGGTTGAAGCTGATACGCCATTTATTATTACACGAGAATATTATCTAGCAAACATACCCGATCGCTTATCCCCACTTCCATCGAGACCCCCAAACGCCTCAAGCTGAACACCCCGAGCATTAGGATCGCAGTATCCAGTGCCACTCTTGCACATTGGACCATTCTTGGGACCATAAAGCCATTCAGCGAAAGCCGTTTGGTCTCCTGGAATTTTAGTCACGGGGTTCGAGATGAACTGGCGCTCCGCAGCATTACGCAAATACTTGGGCATCGGTGTGCGGGATCGTCCAGAATCATAAGGGATGCGATCACTGATATAGCTGTTCACGAAAGGCTTCACACTGGGGTAATAGCAAGCCTCCAGACGGTTAGGCGCGTCGGTAAAGTCGGTGATGAGAACATTGCCCATGGGGTTATCCTCTGTGGGCATCTGACACTTGGTGTTCTTAACACCAGAACCGTACGTCTCCCTGACCATCTTCGACTTGTACAACACGAAGATCACTGCGATGACGGTGGCACCAAGAACAAAAATGCGAGGATCGCGACGGGTTAAATAAAGAACACAACTGACATAGATGACAAAACGAGAAGCAGCGTTCACCCGATCTTCTGGGGTTTGCTCAGAAGTCGGCCAGAATTGGGCAACCTGGTCGGCTCGAGTAAGCTGCTGAGGATCGTCAAACCAAGCCTTCATTTAGTATATGTAGAGGTTTATTTTTTGGGTAGACCACCTAGCATGCTACCCATCATCTTCATGAGCGCATCCTGGTCAAGTTCACCACCATCATTCTCCATCTTGTCAGCACACTCCTTAGCGATGCTCTCAATCATCTTGAGAGTGTCGTCGGGAATAGAAGTGATCGTAGTACCAAGCATATACAGAGTCTGGAGATACTGCCACGTCGCACCCTTCGTGTTAACAGACATACGCTCCCAATACGACTTGATATTGAGATCCTTCAGAAAATCAATCGTCTCAATCTCCTTGAGTAGGAAGGACTCGTCCTTCGCCGAAATCTTCTCTGCGTAAGGAGTCACACCCTTCATGTAAGCATCCACAACGAGGCGTGGATTAGAACTCTTGAGCACGTCAAACGAAGTCATCATCTTCTTGATGCCCTTTTCCTCTGGAAAAGTCTTGTGCAATTCCACAAGAAATTGACCCATCATATCATTGAAAGCAGTGACAGACGCCATTTTCTTATTCTATTGGTTTAATCTTTAAGTTTAGAAAGGTTCGGTGGAAATAGTCTCGCGTTGACCTATACCACCAGAGACTATGAAAAACACTAAAATCGCGTTGAGAGCTGCGGGCTTTGTGTACTTGTTGAGCTCAAGCTTACCTTCGTTGTTCAAGTACGCCTTGAGATGAATGTAACCCGCGGTGATGCCACCCGCAATGAGAGCGGCACTCATTGGGTCGCGTAAATAATCGGAGATCTCCATTTAATTATACCTGGGATTTTTTGTACGCTGCTCTGGTGCATCACCGAAAAGTACATCATCCTCTCCCTGAGGTTCCAATGGTTCCATAGGTTCCATGGGTTCAGGGGCTTGCACACCCGGAACAGTTTTAAACTCATTTTCGAGACCGGTTGGTTGAGGGTCGGGCTCATATACAGGTTCAGGTTCAGCCATTGGTTCAGGCTCACCCATTGGTTCGGGCTCGGGCTCGGGCTCACCCATTGGTTCAGGCTCTGGCTCACCCATTGGTTCATCAAGAACCTCGGGATCGATACCATCTTGAATCTCACCATCGAGAGAAATGTCCCGTGATTCCTGAGACATGTATGTTTGAAGAATTTGCTGTACGGGAATCAACTCCTTCACAGTACTTTCGATGCACGCACAAAAACGCGTGGTGAGTTTTTCATCACGCACGTATTCACTCTGCTCTTCATGGAAAATGTACGGATCCTTGTAAATGTCCTTAGCGATGTTGTTGTAGCAGGTCTGAATGAAAACTTCCTCAGTTGGGAGTTTGAGGGAAATCTTCTTATTATCAGCCTTAAGACGGACGGAAGAGAGAATCTTCGTGCACGCAACGAAAACGGCGGCCAAGAGGTCACTGAACCACGCACAACGACCGGTGATGTTGTCAGAGTGCCTCTTGGACATGGCATTCGACCAGTTGGGCACCTCTTTCAAAATCTTTTGAAACATGATCAAAACCTGCTTTCCCTTGGAGGTTTTCATAGCTTCGTTGTACATTTCTTCGAATACTTCAATCATAGGTGGACACATAATGAGGCAGAGTTGTCCAAGGTACTCCTTTTTCGCCTCGACCATAATACTCAAATTGTCCATTTATCATTAAAGGGGGTTTTAAAATCAACATTTCCTACGCACTCCGCCTGTATTTGTTTGCAATCTTCTTGAGATTCATGAGATTGGGGAAATCTCCCTCCTCTTCTTCCCGTTCAACCTTTTCCTTCTTCTTTTTTGGTTTTACCCATGTGACGTATATGTCGTAGTCGCTGACAAGTTGTACACTAAATCCACCAAGGGCAAATTGTCTCGCTACATATCTCGCCGCAGCTGAACGATCAAACGCTGGATAGCCAATGAGAAATGTTGGTACTGTCATGAAAAGTTGTTTATGTCCAAGTTCCACAGATTGTTTTATCTTGGCAGAAAACTGATCATAAATTTTTCTGTAAATTTCTTTACGGATCTGTTTACGCTTGTCATCTATCTTGACCACATCATCGATGCTCAACATTACAATTACTGCAATTTATTTTTCACCGATTCCAACTCAGTACTAGTGGGCATAGCCACTTCTTTCACAAGTTCGTACTTGACAAATTCCTTACCCTCTGAACCCTCTGTGAAAGGTGTGATATCTTGGGGAGCTTGGACACCGAGGGGTTGCGTCCTCAGTGAGATGATGCGAACTTTACCATTTTCAACCTCATAGGAAGCTACAACAGAGAAACCATACGAAAACCCACCATTCTTCATCGTCATGAACATGCATTCATAGATGTCCTTCTCTTCACCCTTGTAATGCTTGATCGAAGTGGTCTCGATGATATAGGTGCAAAGTCCTGTACGCTTAGAAATTTCCTTGTTTGCAGTGAGAACAAATTCTTCCATCATATCGTTGTCAACCTTGGCTTCAACCTCGGTGTACTTGGAGAGATCTGGTCTGGGGTCATCAAGCTTCACAGATTCCCTGGGCTTGGTGTAGCCTGAGAGACCAAAAGTCTCTGTAAACTTTTCATGGTTGGTCGTCAGGATGAGAACTACCAGGACCAAAACAAATGCAAGTAAATAGTTCATCTTTACTACTATGCGTTAATTTTTTTTTACAAAATACCCTATAGATATTAGATGTCTCTGCTGATATATAGCCCTCGGTGCAAACATTCTATGGATGTGATTGAGTATATCAACAAACACCAACAATTGAAACAACTTGTACACTATCACAACATCAATACTCAGGGTGTACCTGCCAACTACAGGAACAAGATCAACCGTGTCCCGACCATGCTCACTAAAAACGGTAAGATCCTCGTGGGTAGCGAGATCAAGAACTGGCTTGATTCCCTACTCCCTAAGAAGGAAATCGATCATGTGGGTTTCGGTGGTATGGGGTCTTCTTCCATGTCAACCTTAGATGGCAAAGACAACAACTCTAATATGTTTCGTCTCGATGAGTATGGACAATCTCTCCAACCCGCCATGACGAAAGAACTCGAAGAAAAAATCAATCGAGATGTCTCTAAGGGTATGGCGTATACAGATTTAAAGATGTGATGCACCATTACAAGTAGATATGAAACTTGTGACAATCCAAGCTTCTGCTTTTAAGTCAACGTTTGAAGTTCTCAAGGATATTCTCAACGATGTGAACATCTATTTTAAGCCAGATGGTATGTATGTCGTTACCCTGGACACAGCGCGAACATCCCTCGTCGACATGTTTCTTTCTGCAGACAACTTCGAAGAGTATCATTGTGAACAGGAAGAGATTATCGCTGGTATCAACATTTCAAACACCTTCAAACTTCTCAAAACAATTACCAATAACGATGTTCTCTCGATAGAAATCAATTCGAAAGAGTACATGAACATTGAAATCACGAGTGAGTCCAAAAAGACAAGTACATCCTTTCAACTCAAACTTCTTGACATCAATGAAAGTCGTATCGAAGTTCCTGAAGTTGAAATGTCTACAGTGACCACACTCCCATCTGCAGACTTTCAGCGTCTCTGTCGCGACATGTCTAACATTGGAACTGACATCGAGATTAAACGCCTTGGGAAAGAAATCCGATTCAGTTGTCTGGGAGATTTTGCTAATCAAGAAACATCGATCGAAACCCCTGATGAAAGTCCAGAAATTGTGGGTCTCTACAGTTTGAAGTATCTGAATATCTTTACAAAGGCGACGAGTATGTGTGCGTCTGTGCAAATTATTCAAGAAACTGGAAACCGTTTTCTCATTCTAAAATACAACGTTGCCAACTTGGGTGAACTCAAGTTTTACTTGGCGACTAAGGTATCTGAAGATTAGTGGTGAAGTCGTCAAGGGTCGAAAGCGTCTTCTTCATACCTAGGGTATTGGACAGGATGATCTTTGGAAACTTTTCCTTGAGTGTATCCTTGTCATAAAACAAAAAATGTTCGAGTGAAACCTTTTGTCCGTGGAAGTCATTCCGAGGCCCCGAGTACCGTTTCACCTTTTCAGTAATGTCTCGCATTGGCTTATCATCATGGTCAACAATCCAGGCACTACTCAAAGGGATACTGAAGTGCATCGCCGAATCTTCACCCTGACCAGGTCTGAAATTAATGTCGCTTGAAATTGCGATGTATTTCTTACCGTTGAAATAATACTTTACACGAAGGATTGTGTACTTTACATTCTGTGGAATGATCGTGTGACGAAACTTCTTACCCGTCACATTCGTATAGTACTGATCCAAGATTTCATCTTTCCAATCTTTACTTTCTTCCATCCAAAAATCATCCTCAATCAAATAGTCCAAGTCGTGATCTACAGCGTACTCTAACTCCTCGGATATGATAGAGTAGTCCCTAGGTGTGACAAGGTACTTGTAGAAGAAGAAAATACTACTTAAAAGTTTGGTAAGCATTTCTTTATAAGGATGGAAGGCAACTTTTTAAGTAGATATAACAATCGAATAGGAGAATGGAATGAACTTATAAAGAATGATCCTCAAAACAGGGGTAAATATGAATCTGAAATGGCTGAGTACATCATGAAATGTATGCCGTATTTGGATCAACACGTAGAAGATGGTGAGGAGATGTCAAATACGGATAATGTCTTCAATGTCAAAGAAACCGTAGGTCTAAAACGAAAGGATATATTTACAGATTATCTAATCGAGGTTGAAAAGCAAAATATACCCAAACTACAAGAACGTACGATGGAGGTTTGTAAAACATGTCCATATAGTAACATCATACACTTTCATGACACAAGTGATCTCGTGTGTGATGGATGTGGTGTCATAGTCGCAGCACTCATCAGTGAAGAGTTGACCTATAGGGAAGAACAAGAGACTTCTGAAAAAGTTGTAAACTATTCGTACAAGAGAGAGAATCACTTCAACGAATGGCTGTCTCAATTTCAAGCTCAAGAAATGACAAACATCCCTACCGAAGTTATCGAACAATTGAGATCAGAATTGAAAAAGATGAAGATTAAAAAGTTGGAAGACATCACACATGCGAAAATTAGAGGACTCTTGAAAAAGTTGAAACTTAATAAATACTACGAACACGTTCCCTACATCACGAACATCCTAAATGGTATCAAACCTCCGAGTATGCCAGCGGAGTTGGAAGAGTATCTTCGTATCATGTTCAAAGATATTCAAAAACCCTTCGACGACAATTGTCCCAGTGAAAGAAAGAACTTTCTCAGTTATTCATACGTCCTCTACAAGTTTTGTGAACTCTTGGGTGAAGATGAATACCTCCAATACTTCCCACTCCTCAAGTCCAAAGAGAAGCTCTACCAACAAGACGTCATATGGAAAAAGATATGTCACGATTTAAAATGGGAATTTATTCCGACAGTTTAAAGATTTTATGTCTTTAACAATTAATGCAAACCTGTCCAAACTTTGGTGTATGTGGTAAAATGATGAGACCTGGCCTACGAGTGTGCACTTCGTGCTTTTGGAAATTCAAAAATGAACCTCTTCAATTCAGAAACTTTGAGTGTCCAAACTGTCACACACAACGGGAATGTGTCAAGTTTCGCAAGTGTGAACACTTTTTATGCACCGACTGTTTTAGTAGACAAAGAGTGTGCCTGATATGCGAGGGTAAAAAATAATGACAGGTTACAATAAATGAAGGCTAAGGTCATCATCCCCCTCAGCAATTCGGGTATCCTCAGTGCCCATGGCTATGAGGATGTTCGGGAAAAGTCTGAACTCGCGAGGCATCGCGCACTCATGCGGGTCGTCAGGGCTGGTGAACCACCCCTAGGCCTCTTTAGGCGCTTGAATGTTCTCATGATTCTCTTTAAGAATAAAGACCCTAAGTTGTCTAAAATTTTTAAGAAGGATAGAGATTGGGTGCGTGAAAAATTATTATGATACTCATCGATCGCATCGTTCGAATCCTCAAGAAGGACATCTACCTTCCCATGAAGTGTTACGCAAACAAAAGGCAACTCACAAATCCTCGTGACTGCTGCAAGTGTAGAAACTTTTGTCGAAAACCCCCTAGTGGTGGCTCTCCAGTATATGTAAAACTTGAGCCTAAGTATGAACGGAGGTACAACTATACCAAATGAACGACGAGCCAGCTCTCCTTGCCCTCTATGAGTTGGAGTCCAAGGTCCTCCCTCACTTGGGGACGATCAGTCAAGCCGACCCAGCGGTACACCACTGTCTAGAAGAAGCTCGGACTCTACTCCAAAGGGCTCAAGATATTCTTCAAGCGGCGGTTCTAGACCCACAGACACATTACCAGGATTCTCAAAGGTTTTATCATAACCTGGCTCGAGTTCTCCCGATAATGGTACTACTTGAATCCTTCTCACCTCCACCTCCCGCCCCGGGTGAGGTGGATAATTCACCAGATACGCCGTCTTCAGACCTGTCAGACGAAGATAGTTATGAGCCTGCAACTCCGCCGCGTCATTCAGAGTCTTAATAGTCTTGAATTCTAGCACAGTTTCGTTGTTAATAATAATGTCCGCCCTTAAGTTGCCAATCACATGCCCTTTGAATGGGATGGGGATGATCCTCTCAGATTCGTAACGAATTCCCTTCTCCCTCAGTAAAACCTCCATCGCATTGTGGTATACTCTCTCACTGTATCCAGGACCCAGTTGAGAATATATCTCTCGAGCGAATGCTTCGATGTCCAACATACTACATTTTTGAGGTTTATCTTTAACAATTTTATCAATGGTTGGATGTTCTGTTTGTTTTTCAGTTTTATACTTTTTAATAACACGTCTGTATTCATTAACAGTTAGTTTAGTCTTATAGAGTATTTCATTTGTAGACGTGTTATTTAAATGCAACAAGTACGCAATTCGTTTAATTCTAGATTTTATAGCACCTACCGTTCTTTTGTGTATATTAGCCATCTCTGAATGAGTCATGTCCGATTGTATTTGCTCTAACAATTTATTATCATCGTCAGACGACCAACAATCGAAGGAACGTTCTAATATGTTTGCATTTGGGTTTATTTTTTTTATAGTTTCTCTTAAACGCTGTCCACTCATGTATGTATGTATTTAATGTACTACTCTTTAATTTCTCTAAAAAAATATTCATATAAAGTAAGATGGTCTCGGTCAAAAAGACTTCTACACAAACGACCGAGAAACGCAAGGTCGACACTGTACGTAGACAGGCTCTCAACAGACGTCGCCAAGTGGAGAGACAACGGCGAATGACACGAATCAACGCTGCCATCAACCGCCTCGCTCGTAACTTTAGACGCGTGAACATACCAAGAGATGCATTCAACCTAGGTACAGTCACGGGGTCTAATGCCAGTGTGTTGTCTGTTCGTTTGAGCCGTAAAACAATCAAGGAACTCCAAGATGTGTACAAAAAGACATGGGAACAACGTGTCGAGTATGCGGGTTCGATACCTTTCACTCTATCAAATACACGGAACTATGTTAGGTTCAATAGACCAACAGCTCGTACGGATCAGCGACTTGCCACTGTGCAGCCGACACAAGAAGAGATGACTCAATACATCGTGTATCACACACACCCCGTCCCTGAATACGCAACTCCACTTTTCACATACCCGAGTGAAGCCGATTTTAGAGTGTACATAAACGAATACCCGAACATGCAAGCGAATCTCATTCTCGAAAATCAAGGATACTACATCATCGACCTCATCGAAACAAACCTGATCAAACCCAACGTCGATGCCGTCAACCGCGAATTCACTCGCCTCGTACAGGGTCAGGAATTTCAGAGGGTATCAGTCACATGGAGTAACCTGGCGTACATCCAAACCACACCCACTCAATGGAAACGAGCCGTGAACAACTACATAGACCCCATAATGCGCAAAAAGTTTGGTATATCCGTCAAGTACTACACATGGGATCAACTCGGTGAGATTACACTCCTGGATAAAAATGTCATCATGAATATAGGATGACACCTTTGTGTGCTACACGAAGAATACAAATTTCAAAAAGTGTCATAAAAGATTTGAAATCTGTGAGTCGTCTGTCGTCTAAAAATAGGTGGGAATATGGGGGTAAGGTTAAGTACGACAAGTGCATGAACTATAAGGGTCTCACCTACGTGACCTCTAAGGAGAGGGCACGCCTCGATGCGAGTGTACTTGAATCAGAATGGTCGGACGCACCCGTGGCATATCACACACATCCATCACTTCTGCAAGTGATTCCCGACGAAGTTGGACCCACGATCTTCACAACACTCCCAAGTGACGCAGATTTTGAATCCTTCATCAAAGGGTTCCCAGACATACAAGTTAACATCATTTGCGACGCACGAGGGTACTATGTCATCGACATTTTCGACGCCATCCGTGTGGGTACAGTTCCAGTTCCAGGAGCTGTCTATTCCCTCATGAAAGAGGTACGCTACGAAGACTTCCTTCTCAACCGTGGCTTTGGTGAGGAGAAGTGTGAATACTTTTCTACAGATTTACGTGAATGGAAACAGTTCATAAATGAAGAATTACACACCAGACTCAATGAACTCTACGGCATCTCCATTCACTTCTATGGGTACGATGATGAACCACCGATGATTATTCTCGACGCATGAGAGCATCTTCTAATTCATCCACTTCATACCATGCGAGATGACACTTCTGGGACTCTTTGTCCTCTTCACATATCTCCTGTGCTTCTTCTATGGCTTCCTTGAACCGTAGACGAAGTCTCAAATTTTCCGCGAGTTTTGGGCGTTGCTCCACAGCTTTTTTTTCGTAGAGGTTGTTGAGAACATTTTCCCGAGTTTTAGCCAACTTGTACTTGTACGAGTCACTCGAGGAATATGCCACACACCTCATTTACTATACAAGAGTATTAAAGTTTTAAGTGCATAGTCAAACACAAGATGTCTTCTTACAACGTCGAACCCTGCAACTTCAAGTACCGTGTTTCTTCCCTCGAGAAGGTGGTCGATGGTGACACCATCGATGTCGCCATCGACCTTGGCTTCGATGTCTGCACGAAGCAGCGTGTGCGCCTACTGGGTATCGACACCCCCGAGTCTCGCACTTCCGACGCGGAAGAGAAGAAGTTTGGTCTTCTCTCGAAGATGAAGCTCAAGGAGTGGTGTATGAAGGCTGTCGCATCTGAGAAGGATGATATCGAGATCGAACTCAGATGCCCTGAGGCGGATTCTAGGGGGAAGTTTGGTCGTGTTCTCGCCGAGGTTTGGGTATGTGAGGATGGGGTGTGGACCAATGTTAACAAGTGGCTGTGTGATGAGGGCTACGCCGTTCCATACGCTGCTGAGAACAAGTCTGTAGTGCAGGATCTTCACATGGCGAACCGCAAGAAGTTGATTGAGCGCGGTGAGGTTCAGGCGTAAGGATACTTTCTAACCCATAAATTACAAATCCATTTCTCACCAGACTTTACAGGTTTCCCACCATGTAAAGCCTTGGATGTCATAAGTTCATAGTTGTCGAGGGTATCAAAGAAAAGGGCATCACCCTTTTTGAGTTTGTATTCCTTGCCCAAGTTTGGAAATACAGTCTCACCACCATCGTATTCGTCGTTGAGTGCCAAAATAAATGTGTATATTCTCATATTTTTTTCATTTTCAAAGGCATCTTGATGCGGTTTATAGAAACCACCCGGTTGGTATCGGAGAACCTGTAATTGTTCACAATTGACAAGAGGTCTATCCGTATGTTTGAGACACCTCTCTATTATACTTAGAACAGTTGGGTCATCATTTTTCAACCACGCCGTCTCACTTTTACGAATCGATTCATCCACCTTCTTTTCGGTAGTGACCGTGGAAGTCTCCATGTTCTTTTTCGCCTTCTGAATAATGTAGTCACACTCGTCATTGCTTATGAACTTTTCAAATACACGAGGTGTGGGATATTTTGGTAACAGGTAGAATACCAAAATAATGATGAACACTAGAAGTAACATCCTATTGTACTCACACATAAATATTTCGAGGAAGTCGACAATTGTATCGTGTACGAATTGAATCAAAGATTTCATTTCCATAGTCGACAATCTTCTGTAAAAGATCTACGATTTCGTCGTGTCGCTCGGGTTCAATGACGTATTGTCTGAGTAGGTCCCCACCTGTGTTGGCCATCATTTCGAAAATGTGTGAAAGATCTCGAGATTTGTCTATATATTTCTCTTGCCGTTGTAAAAAATGTTTGAAATCTCGTTCTGTAATGTCGTTCAACATATAAGCAATTCGCATTTGTGTATTATCAAATGGTCTTAGATCCAGATACATATTTTCGCGTTCCATCTGATGTACAACCATCGCGTATTGAAGTATTTCATTCGTGGCGCCAATTTGCCTCAGTTCCCTAAACGAGGGGACACCACCACACGGGATGTCTCCATGCTCTCGAGACATCATCGTTTTCTTCTTAAATTCTATGAAGTGTGGGTTGTGTATCCGACCAGTCTCAATTTCACCAGTGCGCCAATTGAAAGCCGTGTGACACGAAATACACCACATTTGAGCACAACCACTCGTCTTGTGAATGACTGTTCCACACTTTGGACATGATTTACTATCCTTGTTGAGCAACTTCATAGTCTTCGCCGTTTCTGGATCACATTTGTGTTCAGGTGTCAGAGGTTCATTACAATCTTTACAGTATTTACATTCACATAAACCACAATACCATGTTTCATTTAAAAATCCTTTACACTCTTCGACCGGACATTGGCGTATGAAACGCCTTGGTTCAGTGTCCATGAATGTTCCGTTGTTTCTCAAATCATCTAGATGTCTATAGGTGTTCTCCATGTCTCTGTATAGTACCTGTATTTCACGAGGTATGGGACCATCTATTTCAAAGACTCTATACCTGTTGTGAAGTTCGATGAGTTTTTCTTTTTGTTGTCTGATGATCGCACGAATTTTCCGCATCTGTATTATTCGCTCAACTTCTGGTTGAGTCTCAGGCATGAGTGCCTTTTCTCTCTCAAATAGAACATTCTCACGATGGCGTCTCAAATCGGTATTTCTAAAATATTTGGTACAGAATGAATCCACAAACTCACGATTCCATAGGGTCTTACACCCCATACAATGTGGATCTTGGAAAGATTCCAAAATATATCTCTGAGAACAAGATCTACAACTCGTTAAATCACAAAAAGGACACTTAACTTCTTTGTGATTTATCTTGTTTATCTTTTCACAACACACATCACAATGTTTCATTAAATTAATGGAACTTTATTTCTTTAAATTAAAATCATTGCAAATCTACAAACCCACCAATCACATCTCCCATGTCATCTCTATCATAAACTGTTTGCGCAAAAAAGAGAGTCATTTCTGCAAGTCCATACGATATGTATGTACCTCGGTACTTCTCATATATACTTGTGAGTTGATCTAAATTTTGATCACACCAGTCCTCCACATCCTCTTTAGACATGTCACGATGAAGACCCTTCTCGATGAAATCAACAACCTCGTCGCTGAGAGGCATCTCTGTCACTACAGTGCAATCGTCGTCGATGTTCATTGTTTTTTCTTAGGTTTTCGCTTTTTGGGTTCCAACTTAGCTTCTCTTTCTCTCAAAAGTCTCCTTTTTTCTGCGAGTCTATCGTTAAAAGCCTTGTCCTCTTTGGCTTTCGCCTTCATCTTCTCCGTTTCAGTGAGCATTTTCTTCGCTGACACAGCAGACCTCTCAGCGGCTTCACGGGTCGCCTTCTTTTTATCAACCTGTACTGCACGTCTAGCCTTCAACTCTTTCAACTTTCGCACCCGTTCAGCTTCCGCATCAGCCTTTTTCTTACGCTCTTCCTCCTTCTTCTTGTCTTCCTCAATCTTTTTGCGAGCGTCCACCCTCACCGCACTCTCCTGAATTTCTCTAATTTGAGCCTTTGTGCTCGCTCTACCTATCTGCCCCTTGTACTTTGTCTTTTCGGCAACATTGAGCTTCTTGAGACGATTTATAACACTCGTAGCGCTCTGACGATTGAATATCTTCACAGCATTAGCAACCTTCTTGACATCCTCTTGAGTCTTTGGTGCAAGGTTCCTCGCCATCTTAACACGCTCTGGACCAGAGGCGCGGGAAAGTGCCGTCTTCTTCGCAGCCAGTTTGACCGAGTTGACAACCCTCTTCTCCTTTTCCTTTTGAACGATAGCCCGGAACGAAGGCTTGTTAGGCTTGGGTGCGTTTGGGGGTTTAGGGGTGAGAGCCGCGGCTGATATTTCACCATTATCTTCAAATAGAGGATTGACTCTCGGCTTACCTTTCAAAGCCTTCGCGTTTTCGAGAGATTTGTTCCTACGAATCGCACCTTCGATGCGACCCCTTAACTTGAACACATTCTTCATGTTCTTCATACCAGCGATGTTCCTGCTGAAGTTTGTTTTCGTCTTTTTAGCCAACTCGGTTAACTCCTCGCGTTTTTTATTCATCGCAGTATTACGATTCTTCTTACCCCTGACAGCAGCTTGAATCTTAGTGGCAGCCCGATCCTTACGAGCCTGTCTCATTACCTCGGCATCAAACAGGTTTCGTAAAGCAGACGCGGAACCATACCGACTGTTCTTGATGTATTTGTTCTTCATATTTTGTGGAAGAATCGACTTTCGAATATCATCACGGAGCTTTTCCATTTCACTGTCCTCCTTTTTGATCTTACCAATGGCCCCCGCGACAAGAGACTTCGAAGCCTTAGCGATGTTCTTATTCTCCTTCGCTTGAATCTTACCAATGGCCCCCGCGACAAGAGACTTCGAAGCCTTAGCAATCTTTTCTTCGACCTGCTTATCAACAGTTCGACGAATCAGGTTCAAGTTCGCCCCAGGTTTGTTCGTTTGTTTAACATACCTGCTCTTATTTTCAGCTGGAATGTTTAGACCCACGATATACTTCGAAAGTTCTTTCTTTTTAGCATTTTGTGCCAGGTTGACCAACTGCTGCTCGAAGATCTTGCGTCTCTGACCCACATTGTTCTTTAGTTGCATAACCTTTTCGAGGTGACCACGCTTTTTGATTGGACCAATCCGACTCGCTTGAATTTCCTTACGCAACTCAATCTTTTTGTTCAATTGTTTTTCAAGGTTTGTGAGCTCAGAGTTAGTCTTCGCATTCTTAATGGCAGGATCCCACTTCCCTATGCGACCACCAAATCGACCAACTTCATCTTTCGCTTTCTTCGTGAGCTTGTTTTTAGTGGGTGCCAAATTCAACTGATTCATAGCAGCAAAAGCATTGAAGTTGTTCTCTTCTTTGGGTTTGTTTCTCTCATTTTTCACCTTTTTACCCTTGATGCGACCCTCACCTCTCTTACGAGCCTGATTGAAAATCGTTCTATTCTTGGATGTGTCCCATTTCTTCATAAACTCTTGAATGTCTGCATTCGTAAGTCCCTTCACCTGCTTGAGTTTGAATTCAACACCATTGCGAACCTTCTTATTTGTGTTCGCCTTGTTGATTTCCTTACCCTTGATGTTTAACTGTTTATTGAGTTCAGCCGTAGCGTTGAAGTTCTTCTCGTCTTGATTTCTCTTTTGACGATTAGCTTCGATGTTCAGTTGTTTGTTCAACTCGGCACTAGCATTGAAGTTGTTTCCATTGTTTTTCTTAGCCCGATTTTGACGCTTGGCTTCATTATTCAATTGTTTATTGAGTTCAGCCGCAGCATCGAATGTATTTTCCGAAGCGACGAGGTTCACCATTTTCTTAACATTTTGAGCAATCTGATTGTACTCTTCCGCTGTCCTGAAAGGGTTTGCGGCGCGAGCTTTTAGACTCGTAATCCGTTTGTTGGTATGTTTCGCAATTTCATTGAGAACCTTCCGACGCTTGGCCATACGAATAGCATTCTTATTAGGAGCGACCTTATTAGTAGTGACGGTTGTGATAACATTACTCACTAGATTGCTCACAAGTTCTTTTCGTTCCTTAGCGTTAGCACCAGTCTTCTTCAGTGTTTCAATAGCACCAATTTTACCCACAGCCTTCTTGAACCTGTTTTGTGGTGTGACCTTCTTCTTATTGGGGACAGGTTCGTTCTTCTTGTTGGGGACAGATTCATTCTTCTTATTGGGCACGATCTCGTTCTTCTTGTTGGGGACAGGTTCATTCTTCTTATTGGGGACAGGTTCGTTCTTCTTGTTGGGGACAGGTTCGTTCTTCTTGTTGGGGACAGGTTCGTTCTTCTTGTTGTTGGGCACGATCTCGTTCTTCTTGTTGGGGACAGGTTCGTTCTTCTTGTTGGGGACAGGTTCGTTCTTCTTGTTGTTGGGTACAACCTGGTTGTTAGGGGTCACATTGTTCTTCTTGTTGTTGGGTACGACCTGGTTGTTAGGGGTCACATTGTTCTTCTTGTTGTTGGGTACAACCTGGTTGTTAGGGGTCACATTGTTCTTCTTGTTGTTGGGAATCTTGGGTTGTTTCATAGCTTGTCTCTTTTCTAAAGCTTCTTGAGCAATGGATTTTTTAGAATTGTACTCTTCAGGTTTGATATATTTGATTTTTTTGGTACTGGGTATGGTAGTCTGATATTTACCGAAGACACTTTTCACATTAGTCGCATTCAACTTAGCAACTTCTAGATCCATGTTACGCTTTTGTTTGAGAGAATTGAGATTTACATTAGAGAGAGGTGTATTACCCGCATACGCTTTCACATAATCCATGGAGACAACAGCATTTGTAGAAAGTTTCAAAAGCAATGCTTTATCATTCTGGATACCCTTTCTAGTTTCGATCTTTTTAGTCGCATTGTTGTATTGCCTTTGATAGTTGGAATTGTTGACATACTTCAATACAGGCTTCGAAACACGACCAAACATATTCTTACCTTTCGCATTCGCGATGAGTTTAGCAAGTTCACGGTCTTTGGTAACCTTTTCTCCGAGTGTGTTTTTATTGAGTGAATTGATGTTCTTACCCACAAGATATTTGTTGAGGTAGGATTTATCAATTCCGAACTCCTTAATAAGATTTGTGTATTTTTGCTTTGTGTTAGGTACAACCTTGTTGTTAGGTACGACCTTGTTGTTAGGTACGACCTTGTTGTTAGGGGTCACATTGTTCTTCTTGTTGTTAGGTACGACCTTGTTGTTAGGTACGACCTGGTTGTTAGGGGTCACAATGTTCTTCTTGTTGGGCACGATCTCATTCTTCTTGTTGGGAACGACCTTGTTGTTAGGTACAACCTGGTTGTTAGGGGTCACAATGTTCTTCTTGTTGGGCACGATCTCATTCTTCTTGTTGGGAACGACCTTGTTGTTAGGTACGACCTTGTTGTTAGGTACAACCTGGTTGTTAGGGGTCACAATGTTCTTCTTGTTGGGCACGATCTCATTCTTCTTGTTGGGCACGATCTCATTCTTCTTGTTGGGAACGACCTTGTTGTTAGGTACGACCTTGTTGTTAGGTACGACCTTGTTGTTAGGTACAACCTGGTTGTTAGGGGTCACAATGTTCTTCTTGTTGGGCACGATCTCATTCTTCTTGTTGGGAACGACCTTGTTGTTAGGTACGACCTGGTTGTTAGGGGTCACAATGTTCTTCTTGTTGGGAACGACCTTGTTGTTAGGTACGACCTTGTTGTTAGGTACGACCTTGTTGTTGGGTACAACCTTGTTGTTAGGTACGACCTTGTTGTTAGGTACGACCTTGTTGTTGGGTACAACCTGGTTGTTAGGGGTCACAATGTTCTTCTTGTTGTTAGGTACAACCTGGTTGTTAGGGGTCACAATGTTCTTCTTGTTGGGCACGATCTCGTTCTTCTTGTTGGGAACGACCTTGTTGTTAGGTACGACCTTGTTGTTGGGTACAACCTTGTTGTTAGGTACGACCTTGTTGTTAGGGGTCACAATGTTCTTCTTGTTGGGCACGATCTCATTCTTCTTGTTGGGCACGATCTCATTCTTCTTGTTGGGAAAAACTCTCGTGTTGGGTTCGGGTTTGATTCCCGTATTCTTTGTTTTTGGTTTAGAACCACCGAAGAAACCACCAAAAAATGACGTTTTCTTACGTGTATTAGGTTCCGGTTTCACAATATTGGGAACACTGTTGATTCGATTGTTTCCAACCCCCACATTTACCTTTTGAGGTGCAGCGGGTACATTTCCTCCCAAAAATCTGGGTTTACTTCCTCTCATAAAAATACTACCCTTGGGGAATGAAATTCGGGTACTAGGTTGAGAATTTGTTGAAGGTCGCCCAAAACTAGGTGGTTTGAACTTTATAGCTTTTGGAAATCCACCATTCAATCTATTTGGTTCGTTCTTGGGACCCAGATTGTTCAACCGGTTTGGTTCGTTCTTGGGACCCAAGTTGTTCAACCCATTTGTCTCATTCTTGGGACCCAGATTGTTCAACCTGTTTGTCTCATTCTTGGGACCCAAGTTGTTCAACCCGTTTGTCCCATTCTTGGGACCCAGATTGTTCAACCTGTTCGGTTCGTTCTTGGGACCCAGATTGTTCAACCTGTTTGGTTCGTTCTTGGGACCCACTTCATTCACGACACCTGCATTGTTCAGGAGTCCAACTTCGTTTGTCGGTGTGATCAACTTTTTTGTGATAATTCTCTTTCTAGAAAACTTCACTGGTTCATGAACATTCATACCATTGAGACGTCTACCAATAGCATCATGTAAATCGGACTTTTTAAGATTTTCAATCTTTTTGAGTCCAACTTTTCTCGCAAGACGGACGAGATCTTTACGTTTGACTGTAGATCTGAAAAACAATTCATAGTCTTTCGATGTCAATGGTGATTTCTTGTCGATCAAATAGGTCTTACTGGAGTTCATGACAAGAGGAGGTAAAGGCAACTTACCGCCCTGGATGTCATCATACACCCCACATATTTCTTCTTTTGTGAGTTTAATAGTTTTCCCAGTATTCATCCTTATGAGTTTCCTGAGAGTATCTAAATCCGCGTCGGGGTCGCACGCGTCGATCATATATATTAAACTAACAAAAAAGTGTATTGGTCGAATAATCAAAAATTTATGACACCTGGTTTTTAAACTGCGCCAGTGTGATTTTTTTGGAAGATAAGTTTTTTAGGAGTTGTTTGTCTTTCTTGTTGACAGGACGTTTTAGAGATCTCAAGTACTCTTCCGCTTCTGTTCGTATGGCGAGAGCCTTGGACTGTTGTACACCTTGTATTATTCTCCTGTTGTTCACAGCTTTGATTCGTCTAAGGGTCTTTTCACGTTTAAATGCACTCATTTTACGGTTGAGGTTAAGCTTACGAAGATATTCAGACAACCTATAAGCTTCACGTTTCAAGGAATTGACATTGTCGTTACTGCTTATCAATCTCTGTTTTTCTGTATTGGGTAAGTTGAGAGTATTGATGTAAACTTGTAATTCAGTTCGTTTTTTCACATAGGCGTTTTCCTTTTTATTCTTGTTGTTCAATGTATTTTGAATATTCCTTTTGACTGCGTTGACATTCGTGTTCGAATTTACACTTTGTAATATTCTACGCTTTTCTGTGACACTCAAGGCTTTTTTGTTCAAGTACCGATCGATTTCTTCCCTCTTTTTACTTATCTTTGTCGCGTTCATTTCATTTTTCAGACGATTAGCCTTAGCACGAATCGATTTGACATCTTCATTCGTGAGTGTGTTGTTGATTTTATTGAGAAGGTTCATAGCCTTGTTTCCGAGATTCTTAGAGCCTATGTACTGTCGAAGTTGATTCTGTGTAGCATTCTTAGTCTTCTTCTGGGCACTTAGGATTCTGGCTTTTTTGATGACTGCATTAACATTATCTGTATCGGCTAAAAGTACCTTTCTATTATTTTCAGATAAAGACAGAGGTCTGAGGGCGTTCGTCAATTTTTCGCGATCTCTCTGTTTGCGTAGACGAATCGCTTCACTTTTAATCTTGGTCAGCTTTGCATTTGGTACAGTTATAAAACTATTTACGATTTTCTTCGTATTTGTTTCTGACAGTTTAAGACTTTTTAGAAGAGCTAAAAGGTTTGCCGCCTCTTTATTTTTCAATTCCTTTTTGCGTGCAGCACTCAGTTGTTTCGCTGTTGTCTCATATAACATCACACTATTGGGCTTTTTGTCGTACATCGCCAGAATTGATTTTTTGTCTGTGTTTGGTAGATTCATAGAGTCGATAATCTTTTCGAGTTTTAAACGGTTTCCGGAAATCTTTTCATTTATGCGCAACTTCTTTACTTGCGTACCCTTGTTTTTCATTTTCTGAACATTTTTCGACGTGTCAAATTCCAAAAGTAAATCGGTCACATCCTTGGAGTTTAGTTTTAGTTCATTTTTATAGAAACTTTGTAAAAGATTACGATCAACCTTGTGTTTTTCTTCAGCCATTTTCACTCGCAGTTTCATAACTTTTTTCATAGAAGTTTTGATTGGTACATCTGTTGTCACAAATTCTTCAAGAATTTCATTTTGATCTTGGGGTGTGAGACCCGCGACAGACCTTCTCAATTGCTGCAGCTCTTGAAATCTTTTGGTTTGATACGCCTTTTTGATGTTCACCATGACTGCATTGATTTGTTGTGGGCTACGAACCCTGGACAAGTTCAACTTTATCTTCATACCTGAATTCAGGATTAGAACAGACAACTTCTTTTTCATCTTGGTCATGAATTCTTGGTTAATTTTACTGTTGATCTTAGCCACATCGACAAGATTTTTGATTTCGTCTATGTCTTCTAAAATCTTAGTGTTTCTTGTTTTACTCTTGAGACGATTCTTCTCATTCCTCAACTTCTTAATTTCAGTAGCTCTTCGGGCATATTCATCATAGTTTTCTGGGGCTGTATCAAACTTTTCGAAAATCTTCACGATTTCTGGGTGGTCCATGGTGAGACCGAGATTGTCGACGATGTATCGACGCAGTTTGAATCGAAGCTCTCTCTTACGACGATTGTGATACTTTTCAACTTCTGAATTATTCTCTGGTAACAAATACATCTTTTCACGGTTGGTCAGAATCTTGAATGTATCGAGATACTTCAAACGCTCTTCACGCTTCTTCAATTCTTCAGCATTTATGATATTTCTTTTTATCTTATTGGCTTCGTTTTTTATAGCGTTCACATTTTTGTTGGTAGTATTGAATTTTTTCATAAGTTTTCGTTTATTGTACACGTTAAGTTTGTGGTTATTTATGTATGCCATGAGTTCACGCCGAATAGTATTATTCTTTTCATTTTGAGTATTGAGTGCCGTCTTTATAGTTGTATTTACGATTGCGTTAAAATTTACAAAATCACTGTCGAAATTAGACTTAATTTTAACCTTATCACCTTGGCTCATTGGTAACTCATTGACAAAGTCTAAAAATTCATCGTTTGTCTCTACCCAGTTACCATGGTTCCTAAAGTTTTCAATTTGTTTAGCTTCATTTTTGAGGGTATTCATGTTGATGTATGTCGTCGCAAACTTTTTCATGATTCGATCCACATTTTGAGGTTTAATCTCAAGATCTTGTAAAAACTTCAACATCTTATCGGCGTTCTCGCGTCTCAAATCATTGAGAACACGAGTCATGTACATTTTACCATCCTTCTTGATAGTGTTCACATTTTCCCCAGCTATGGCACGTCTTACGAAGATTTCCTGATCTCCTGGAGCCATACCCAGTGCATTTAGGAAAGTTCGTGTGGCGTACACCTTGGCATTTGTGAGTGCTCGCTTCTTATTTGTCGCGTATCGATGAATATTTGTTTTGAGTGCGACGAGGCTAGCGCCTTCATCAAAAAACTTCAAAAACTTCTTTCGTTCATCTCCGGTTAATATTTGACTGTACTTGTTTAGAAACACTTCAAGATTTGCTTTTTCAAGACGTCTTCTACGATCGAATTGATTTTTGAGTTGATTTTGTTTCGTGTTGTAGGTATTTTCAATCTTAGATTTCATGTTTTTCACATTCTTGTTTGTCTGAACATTTGTAATAGGCACATTCACACCCAAACGCTTGGCCATCTGTTCGAGTTGTACTTTACTTTGGAACTTGACAACCTGGTTCGCCTGTTTCAAAGCGTCCATTGTGTTAATTGCTGTAATACCAGTCATGAGATTGAGTCCAGACTCGATGGCCAGGTTTGACAATGTCTTCTTGTTGGCTTTGATCTTCTTTTGATAAGCCTTTTCAACTTCATCGTCTAAAGTAAGTGCAGCGTTTTTAGTCTTAACATTTTTCAATTTTTCACCAAAATTTCTATTCAGTGAAGCTTTTTGTATTCTTTGATTTAGGAAGGCTTTCATCTCCTTGAGAGTTTTCTTCTTCATGACAGATTCATCAACCTTCTTCTTCATCGCATTGAGTGAAATGTTTGAAGTTTGGAAGTTCTGAATAAAGGGTGTCGTGTTAAGATTGAATCGTTTGGTATACTTCTTCAACTCGTTCAATTCATTTTGTCTTTTCTTAATTTTTTCATTTTTGATTGCATTGTTCAAGTTCTTTTCGAGCTTGGGTATGTCAACCTTTTTCAATTTGAGACGGTTGATAAACAGTTGTTTCTTGTTTTGTGGGATGATGGCACTTTGAACTTCAAGGGCAAAACCCCTTTTCGACCTTTCTAATTTTTCAGTTTCAGATTTCTGATTGGCAAGTTTCTTAACCAATTTGACTTGCTCAATTTGTTTCTTCATCGGTGCGAGTTGACGTATGTTTTTGATCGAAGTGATTTGACCAGTAAAGTCACCGACATTCGAAGCTTCTTCCAACAATTTCTTTTTTACAGCTTCTCGAATGTTGATTTGTGTGACATTCGCATCTTTCAATGTTTTGACACCTGCAATTTCTCCAGCGAATTGTGAAAAGACACCAAAATTTCTAGCGATCATATCGAGTTCAAGCTTTCGCAACGCGACATTGGCACCTTTTTTATTTTTACCAGCATTTTTGATTATCTTTGTCAAGGCTTTGACATTGCCTTGTGTCTTCACACGACCAATTTGATTCGAGAATGTTCCACCGAGTCCAAGTTTATTCGTGAGTTTGGCAAGTTCTCTCTTTTCACTGGTTATTTTTTGCTGGTTTCGTCCACTCTTTATCTGTTCAGCTTCTCTGATGAGACTCGCCACTGCTTCTTCACCAGGTTGAAACTTGTTCATTATCCGATCCTTATCAAGTTGGGTCAACTCTAGACGTGTGAGGGCGTTTTTAAGAAACTGTCGTTCACTGGAAACATTATCAATCTTCTTTTTACGCTGCAGATCATAAGCCTTTTTAGTCAACACACCTACATCTTCACCTTCATCGAACCTCTGGATGAGATCGGCGATATCTGACTGATCGATATTCAGGTTTTTGATGGTTTTGTAAAAGTCATCCTGCAACTCACCCATTTCCACTTTGTCTCTTCGTTTGATGGCATTTTGGGCACGTTGTTTAAGTTTATAGATATCTGTATCTACTTTGATACTTGAAACAAGGCTTCTATAAGCATCCCTTGTCAATGGTAAACCTTCCACGAGACGCCTGAAGTTTCGCGTTTTTTCACGAATCTTCACATCTTTTCTTCGTTGATCAACCCCTTGGGCCTCACGAAAAAGTCTTATGAGATCCACACCTTTATGTTCTGACCTTTGCTGATAAGAAGCTCTATCGGTTCTCGTCAGGGAAGGGAGTGTGGTCAGCCTCAATTTAAATGTGTCCACATCCATTTACATTAGGCTGACAAAAAAGTATATCCTCGATTAAATAATTGAATTTTTTCTTCGTAACTCATATTGAAATCAAACACATCCGTGTCTTCCACATTGATTTCAATGGTTTCGATTGGTGTATTGTACGTGACTCTATTGGAGAGGGCTGAACGAACCAGAGTTTCGACGAATTGTTTTGGTGTTTGTATATCTTCTCGATATAGTCGGTTCATTTTAATTTTTATACACGTGACTTCATGTGGCTTTTTATCAAAGAAAGGTGTCAGAGGAATTTCCTCTTTCATTCCACCGTCCACATATGTATCACCATTATACTTACCGCATGCAAATATGAAAGGCACAGCCATGCTCATACACACGGCATCTATCACTTTCATATCTGGATGTGTATCTCGAGAGAAGTAGACTGTTTCTGCGGTATTCATGCAAAAGGCTGAAATGTAAATCTTCATCTCAATCTCCTTGAATGTTGGGTCACATCCACAGATCTCCACGAACTTTTTACGAATAGGTGCCATATCAACAAAACCAAATTTGTTAAAAAAGGATCCTATGCGTATCTTAACAAAATTGGGGACATTTAGATTCAATGAAGTTTGAGTTATTTCATCGACAGACATACCTACCCCCAAAAACAATGCTAAAATTGCACCAGCGGAAGAGCCTGAAATTTCCTTTACATCAACAAGTTCAGATTCTCGTGCTTTTAGGGCTCCTATGAGGGAATAGATTCCCATAGATGCCGGTCCAAGCACGAGGTATTTCATCTTCCTACTTAATAGAACTGAGGAAATTGACGACGCAAAAGCGCGAAAACCAGAGCAAAGACGATCGCGTGTGTCAGAGACGCCTCGAGGCTGGTCTGACCCGACCTGAACACCCCACCCGATCCAGGAGGGAGAGTGAGAAGAAGCCCAGGGCTCAACGCGAGGAAGAGCGATGTAGTCACGATAAGATCGGTCTTCGTGAGCACGAGACCCATGGCGCGAGCGATGAGGCTGTACACGAGGAAGAACACGAGGGCGTGGAAGAAAATCGCCATTTGGTTTGTTTTGCGGTTCATGAAAGTGACTTTGGATCCGTCGGTGGTCAGAAGAACACCTGGGCTGAGCGCCAAAAAAAGAGCGGCGGGGATAGCGACTTTTTGGGAAGTGATATCGGGGAGCATTTAGTATATGCACATATATTTTTTGGCAAAGTCAACAAAGTGGTAGAAGGTAGCACCCCTCATCATCTCTTCGTGAAGTCCATTATCATTGACAATCCTTCGTAGTCTTTTCCAGATGTAGTGAAGAAGTTCTTCATTTTCAGAAGAGACACGACCGTGGTACGAATCGTGCTCTTTGTAGCAAAACTCCACAAAATCACAAAACTTTCCCATATGTTCAACACGGGCGTCATCCATGAGTGTCCTGGTGGAATTCCACATGTGCCATAGTTCATCTGAGTATTCGACTTCCCAGTCTTCGATATTCAGAGGAGTGTGTTCGTCATTGAACTCGTCGTCATCACTGACTTCGGGGTCAAATCCGTTAGAGGCTTCGTATACGTATTGGCTCCAGACCATAGTTAGTTTTACTTATCTTCTTTCTCGGGCTTATCCTTTATACCAGTTAGCGACAGAGAAGTGGATTCCTTCGTTTTAAGTCCATCTTTAATGGCATTTAGGGCTCCCTCAACCTTGGTTTCATCTCCACCAAAAAAGGTCATGAGACCCTCCTTGATGGCATCCTTGTTCATACTACCCTTTCTGACAGACTTACGGAGGCTAATTTTCCCCTTCCTGAGGTTAATCGTGTCTATACCCTGGTCCATCATATGCTTTTTCACATTTTCCTTAAGGCGCTTCTCCTCCTGATTAAGAACCTTAATATCAGTTTTCGCTTCGGCGAGTTGTTTGGTGAGCTCTACGAGTTTAGATACACTCTCGGAGAGATCAGGTGAAACAGAAGTCATTTATATCTATACATGCTTATTCTTTAAGCGCAGAGGCCACGCTGCATGAGATCAGGGACAATGGTGGAGTTGTTCCACACGTAGGGGTCCTTGGGGTTAGGGGGATCCTTGCGGATCTGCTGGTTGGCGTTGCGAAGCGCACCACCAACAGTCTCGGGGAAACCGACCTGCTGACGAGGCTCGAGGAAGTTCTGTCCCTTGAGGATGTCGTCTGGGGCAAACTGACCAAAGTCCTCCGCGGAGGCGACCTCACGGGGGAGCAGGGACGAGGCGAGACCGGTGCCACGCTTCATACCACCGCACACAGTATCGGCTGGCATACCGGAGGGGCCAGCGGCAGGGCCGGCAGCGGGACCGGGCCCAAAGGCAGCGTACTCACGCTCGCTGATAGAGTAACCGGACTTGGAGTTCATGGTGAAAAGGAGGAAAATAAGAGCAGCTACGGCGACCAACATAAGAATGTTCTGGTTACGGCCCTTCATCATCTTTTATATAGTATTAACAATTTTTTTATTCCTCATCCTCGACAAAAGCATATCCTTCTGGGTAAGTGTCAAGGTTGGGCTCGGGGTCATCATGAACCCTGACCTGGACAACATTCCAGGTGGGGCCGAAGGCCTTCTTGGCAAACCAAATTCCAGCGAATTCGAGGATGACATCACAGGTCTTATCGGGCTGGACAGTGTCGAAATCGATAGGCTCCTGCTGTGTGTTGAACACCCTGGTCGCATCAATGCGGTCGCACGTCATAGAACCAGCATCTAGGCTGGAAGTGTAGGCACCCTTGATGACACCATCAGAAACCTTCTTACCAAACCAGGATTCACAGTTCTCAAGGGCGGCTTCGAGGTTGGCAGCATCAATAGTCTCAATCTTCTGAGTGTTCACCTCAGACCCGAGATCCATGACGACCTCGCCTGACACATCAGTCACCTTAACCCTGTTCAGCTGAATAAGAGACTTACGCTTATCATCGTTAAGAGCCTTGACAAAGTAGAGACCGTCTTCACCTTTGGCTGGAGCGTTGTAGATCATTTATGTTTAGGTATGGTCTCATTTCTTTAAACCAACAAAAGGTATAGCCGCAGCTTTATTAAGTAACTCCTTCGGCACCCATTGATTTCTCCTGGGTTTATACCCATATAGGGTTTTCGTGATGTTCATATTCTTGGGAAGTGGTAACGCCTTTTCAGGTCTCAAGTTAAACTCATTTTTCACATAAGAATTGTTTTTGACATTCTTCCACTCGAGTGTATTGAGATTGAAACGCTTGTTTCCCGAAGACTTGGTGTACCCATTGATATTCGTGTTTTTCACCACAGGTTTGAGACCATGTACGATTTGTTTAGAAAGTTTATCCTGTACTGGTTTGGTCGTATAATTCTTGTATTTGTAGGGATCAACTTTTTTTGCGCGGTTCATAGGAACTTTAGCATCTTTCTTTACCACTGGGGCTCGCTTGACGATCTTCCCCTTGACACGTTTGAAGACATCTTCGATTGAATTCGAACCACTGATTCGCTTATCGAAGAGTTTCGCCAATTTGACGAGGCGTTGACGATCCTTTTCTTTCTTTTCTGGACGAAGATTTAGCTTATGCATGAGATAGATGTCTTCGATGAGAAACTCCTTACTCGCGACGTATACCCTGTTGTCTGTGACAAGTTTCCCTGTGTTTAGGTTGCGATAGGTGACACCACGACGTCTAGAGAGTACGACTTCGTAGCCAAACTCCTTTGGACGCATGAAGGGGATGTCGAGGATTCCACCCATGGTGACGTCTTGAATGCGACCAGTTTCGGGGGAGAAGAAACGGATGTTGAGATCAAGGGCAAACAGTTCAACATCTATGAACACATCACTCTTGCCAGGCTTGTTATCGTTCCTCGTTTTCTTCTTCTTGATAAGCGTGTATCGTCTCGTGACGAATGGTCCAGAATTCTTAAAACCGATACCCAAAAATTTGAAAAGTTTGGGATCCTTCTTTTTCATCGAAAGAATTCTATTCTTAATTTTTAGATTCAAACGTTGTGCAAGTTCTCCCATTTTGTTCCAAAGCATGAGCTTCGTCGCTTGAAGTTTTCCAAAATACTTTGGGTTCACTGGAAGTCGTGGAACAAACTTGGCATCTATGTCACTCGTGACGATGCGATCGTCAAAGTCCGTGTATAAGTTGAACGCTTCACCACCACTGACAATGACATCACCCATAGGTTTCATGTACTCTGTGATTTCACCTATAGTGTTCAGAATGATGTCTCGAATGGAATCAGTCACGAACACATACATGATCTTCTCAAAGTTTTCGGATTTGTGGGCACTATGGGCGCGCGCTCGAAACTTACCAAGATCTCTCTGGAGATTTCGATCATAATATTTCTTCATCTTGGGATCTTTAAAAAAGAGATTATCTTGAATGAATTTTTCAATCACAGGTTTCGAATAAATTTGATCGTCCATTAATATATTGTGATATAATAAAATGGTCTGCAACGTGATCGAAGAATGTCGGTGCTACGCCTACAAGGGTGAGACTGAACAATTCTGTGGAGTGAGGAAGGGACCAAGGGTACGGCCTTGTCCCGGAGACTGTTGTGCTGGTGGATGCCCCGAAAATGGTTCGAGACAACCTTTCCGCTTTATCGATAGACCTCCAAAACCATCCATGCTGACACCCCAAACTGCACAGGCTTTAATCCTGATAGCAATCACGGTACTTATTGTTCTACTTTACATAGACTTAAAGATTAGTGGTGTAAGAAAGATATAATGTCTCTCGAATCCATTCAAACTGAAATTGCCGCCCTCCGCAACGATATCAAGAACCTGTCCAAGCTTGTTCGCAAGATCAAGAACACCCAGGAAGATCCAGATGGTGAGAAGGCTAAGGCTCGTGCCGCCAACAACGGCTTCAACCGTAAGCAGGATGTGAGCCCTAAGTTGCGCACGTTCCTCGAACTTCCTGAAGGCGAGCTCATCTCTCGCTCCGAGGTGACCAAGACGATCAACAAGTACATCACTGAGAAGGGTCTCAAGCACCCCGACAACGGTCGTCAGATTATCCTCGACGACAAGCTTCGCGACCTCCTCGCGCCTCCCGCGGACGTCCAGGTGACCTACCTTAACCTCCAGAAGTACCTGAGCCCTCACTACGTCAAGAAGGAGGAGGAGAAGGCTTAAAAAAATAACACATACATAACATAACAAAACAACGATGGTCACTTTCCTAACCAAAGAAAGGGCTGAACAACTTGTTGGTACAAAGATCAAAAACCTTGATTTGTACCAAAAGTCTTTTACGCATAAATCTGCTCTCAAGGAGTATGAACAATTTACAGAATCCTTTGAGACTCTCGAATTTATTGGTGACTCCGTCCTCGGGTTTGTCATCACTAAGTTTTTGTTTGATAGACATGAAAGTAAGCAAGAGGGTTTCCTCACGAAGGCGCGTACAAAGCTTGTTCGTGGTGAAACCCTGGCGAAGATTGCGACTAAATTAGGTCTCAATGAACTCGTCATCATGGATGAGAAGGGAATGAGGAATGGGTGGAACAATAATCCGAAGATCCTCGAAGATGTCTTTGAGGCACTCATTGGTGCCATCTATATGGACATCGGTCTCATCCATGCGAAGGAGTTTATCCTTCGTATTTACCAAGATCCGGATATGGTTGACATGAACTCTATCATGATTGACGACAACTTCAAGGACCACCTCATGCGTCACTGCCAAGTGAACAATTGGCAACTCCCTGACTATCGTGTCGCGGCGCACCATGAAGGTCTCTTCTACATAGACATTTACATCAACAACACTTTCTGTTCTAGAGGTGTGGCTAAAAGTAAGAAACAGGCGGAACAGAACGCTGCTCAAATGTACTTTCAAGTTTTGGAGGAACTTAAAACGTATAATCTAAACTAATCTAGGATGCACCCGAATGTCAAGGCCCTGATTGAAAGGGAATATGCAGCGCAGAAGTCTGAGGAGTGGCTTGCTCTTCGTGGCAATATGTTGACTGCCTCAGATGCTGCCACAGCTATCGGTAAAAACAAGTACGAAACACCAGAGGGTCTCCTTCTTAAGAAATGTGGTCTCGGAGAAAAGTTCACTGGTAATGCTGCCACCCGTCATGGTGAGTTATATGAAGATGAAGCTCGCATTCTCTATGAAGAGAGACACGGGGAGGTTGTACACGAAATTGGTTTGTGTCCCCACCCCGAACATCCATGGTTAGGTGGAAGTCCTGATGGTGTGAGTGAGTCGGGAAAACTTGTCGAGATTAAGTGTCCACCACAGAGAGCAATCATCCCCGGTGAAGTCCCCGAACACTACATGCCACAGCTTCAGTTGTGTATGGAAATTCTAGACCTCGAATCTGCAGACTTTATTCAGTACAAACCAGCAGAAACCAATTGGCCGAGACCCGAGGAGTTTGATGTTGTTAATGTTCCTCGTGATCGTGAATGGTTCAAGAAATATCTCCCCGTGATGAAGGAATTTTGGGATAAAGTTGTGTACTTTCGAGAACATATTGATGAACTTCCCCCACCTAAGTTGAAGAAGACTCGTAAGAAGAAAGAACCCGAACCAGTTGTCTGTGAGATTGAACCTATCCCCGACGAAGATCCTTACGATGACTATTGAAGAGCAATACACTTTGGCCAAGGACACCCTCAATGGTCGTCTTTTTGCCCCATACCAGCGTGAAGGTGTTCTTTGGATGCTCACGATGGAGAGCCAAACTTCGGGACCCAAGGGTGGGTTCCTCTGTGACGAAATGGGTCTGGGTAAGACCGTACAGCTCGTTTCCACTATGCTTGGAAACCCGAAGCCTCGTACACTCATCATCGTACCCAAATCTATTATCACACAATGGGTCGAAGAAATTCATCGCTTCGCTCCCAATCTGACGGTCAGTGTCTTCGATGGTCCCGATCGCCAAATTGATCACAACGTCGATGTGACAATCGCACCATACACCCTCCTCACTGTCAAGGGTGGTGGACCTGATACGAAGACGCCTCTCCACATGGTGCAGTGGGACAGAGTCATCTTGGATGAGGCTCATGAGATTCGAAACAAAAAGTCCAAGTTGTTCAAGAGTGTGTGTCGCCTCCAGACCCAAATCAAGTGGATTGTCACTGGTACCCCAGTGTTCAATTCGATGGAAGACTTCGTATCTCTCTCAACATTCTTGGGTCTATCTAAAGTTGTTGTTCAAGGTATGACCAGTAAAATCAAGGACATCTACATCTTGCGCCGAACCAAAGAAGATCTCGCCAAGATCAACGAGCGTCTTCGTCTACCCCCATGCTACTTTGAGAATGTCGAGTTGGAGATGTTTCCGGATGAGAAACAACTCTATGAGATTGTGTTCCTCGAGGCACAGGATACTATCCGTGACGCGTTCAGGAACGCTGTGAGCCTCAATGCGAAGAACATGATCATTTTGGAGTGTCTTCTTCGTGCGCGTCAGGCGATGATCTGGCCTCAGATGTATCTTGATGGTGTCGCGAAGCAAAACGAAACGCAAGCGGAGAAATGGGTGGGTCGCTCTAACAAGATGGAGACCCTCTTCCGTATGATTGATGGTCACCCAGATGAAAAGACTCTCATATTCTGCCAGTTCAGGGGTGAGATGAACTATATCCAGAGCCAGTTGAAGTGTCCAGTTTTCAGGATTGATGGTTCAGTACCCAAGGAGGAGCGCGTCAAACAAATTGAGGGATTCAAGAAGATTCAAGGGGGTGCCGTCTTTATCATCCAGATCAAGAGTGGTGGCCAGGGTCTCAACCTCCAAGAGGCAACTCGAGTCTACATCACGGCACCCTCATGGAACCCTGCCACGGAGCTCCAGGCGATTGGTCGAAGCCATAGGACGGGTCAGACCAAACCAGTTTATGTGAAGAAGCTGATCTACAAGGAATGTGCGCGTTTTGTGAGTGTTGAGGAAGAGATGATGGCTCTTCAAGGTCATAAGTCTATCGTGTGTTCGAAGGTACTCAATGATGAACGAATCGAAAAACAGATTCCGGTCAACAGGACGAGTGATAAAATTTCAATCTTGGACATCAAGAAAATTTTCAAAGCGTAATATAAATGACTATTGGTTCCCGCGCTGAAGTTTTCCATGGCACTGCTGACAAGACCTCAGGTGGTCTCGTGAAGAAGGATTTGAAGATGAAGGATGGTCGCATTGTCTCCAAGGCGGCGAGCAAGGCGGCGAAGAAGTCCCTGAAGAGCAACCCCAAGTTCCAGGCGTTCATTGACCTCGCGAAGGAGAAATCTGAGCAAAAGGCTACTTTCTGTCTCGTTCCCAAGAAGGGAAGCAAGACTTACAAAAAAATAATCAAGGATAATAAGTAAGGATGACTCTCACAGATTGGTCAGAATCCGTAAAAGTAGCTAAGATTAAGTTAGGCATGGACCCAAAGAAATTTACCAGGGTAGATGGTAAGCTTCTTAAGGAGGCTCAGGCTGTTTATAGTATTTTACTTTTGAATAAATCTAAATCTTAAATTGGAACCCCTTCAGGTTCTGGGGCTCATACACGATAAGTTGATTGAGCTTCCAAGTACACCCGAACTTTCTGTTCAAGAAATACACGCTGTTGAGTTCTACCATAGCATGTCCCGAATTTCTTGCATAGAGACCGTTAGTTACTTCATCCTTCATAGGGTTCTTATCGGCGTTGAACACATTCGCCTTGATATTGTCCTCCATGTCTGTATCAACCTTGACACGAAACTTTGGTTCACGTTCAGGTGATTCTTTGACATTGGAGTTAAACATGGGGAGAAGTTCTTCCTTCGTCATTTGACTTCCAAAGATGGCTTCACTCTGATCGACAACTGCATCGACAATCATGTTTTCGAGTTGTCTCAATGAATCATAAAACTTTTTCATGTAGCTACCTTCCTCATCGTACCCTTTGATTGCGAAATCGATGTTATACTTTGTTGGACCCACTTCAGGTGTGAAACCAGAGACACCGAAGGGCATGTACATGCGAGGGAACTGAATACGCAAAGGTGTACCCTGTTTCGTGGAAATGACAATCTTGCGATTATTAAACTGGTTGATTTGAATATTTTCGATTGCTTTGTCCATGTCTTGTGGATATCTATCTACTAAAAACTTTAAGCAGAACAAGCCACACAATCAGGTTCAAGACTAAACTGGATTGGTCGAGCCTTGGCCTTGGAGCGCAGGTAGTACATCCCCGTTTTGAGACCAGCCTTCCACGCATACATGTGCATCGAGGAGAGTTTGGACATTGTGGGACTCTCCATAAACAAGTTCATAGATTGAGACTGATCGATGAAACGACCGCGATCAGCCGCCATATCTATGATACACTTCTGACTGATTTCCCATACCGTCTTGTATAGCTTCTTGATGTCGTCTGGAATGTCCACGATGTTTTGGATGGAACCACCAGCTTTCACCATCAAGTCCTTCATCTCCTTCGACCAAAGACCCACCTTCTTGAGGTCTTCGACGAGATGTTTGTTCACGACAACAAACTCACCGGCGAGGGTGCGCCGAAGATAGATGTTTGTTGTGTAGGGTTCAAAGCACTCATTGTTTCCGAGAATTTGAGCAGTAGAGGCGGTGGGCATGGGTGCCATCAGGAGACTGTTCCGAAGACCCTTCGTCTTCACACGTTCCTTCATCGCGTCCCAATCGTACCTCCCACTGAACTTGGTCTCACCCTCCCACATGTCGGGTTGGAGAAGGCCTTCTGAAGCTGGAGAACCCACGAAACTTTCGTAGGAACCCTCAACTTCAGCCAGCTCCGAACTCGCTTCAAGGGCTGCATGGTACATAGTCTCAAAGATGTGTGCGTTCATGGTGCGCGACTCCTCCGAATCGAATGGGAGACCACAAAGGATAAACACATCAGCGAGACCTTGAACACCAAGGCCGATGGGGCGATGCTTCATATTTGAGCGACGAGCAGTTTCCACGGGGTAAAAGTTGCGATCGATGACACGATTCAGGTTCTTCGTGACAACCTTTGTAGCTTTATGAAGAGCGTCATAGTCGAAAGTCTTCGTCTCCTTGTTCACGTACTTGGGGAGAGCGATCGAAGCCAGGTTGCACACAGATGTTTCATCCTTATCGGTGTACTCTATGATTTCCGTACACAAGTTGGAACTCTTAATGACTCCCAGGTTCTTTTGGTTCGATTTAGTGTTGCAAGCATCCTTGTAAAGCATGTATGGTGTACCAGTCTCAGATTGAGACTTGAGAATGGCTTTCCATACTTCAGATGCGGGAACGGTCGAGTTAGCCCGTCCCTCTTCTTCATACTTGAGGTACAGCTCTTCGAATTCCTTACCATAACAGTCAGAGAGACCTGGAGCCTTATCGGGGCAGAAAAGGGACCAGTTCCCACCCTCTTCAACTCTCTTCATGAACAAATCTGGGATCCATAGAGCTGAGAAGAGATCGCGGCAGCGAGCTTCTTCATCACCTTGGTTGAGACGAAGTTCCAGGAAGTCCATGATGTCCGCATGCCATGGTTCGAGGTAGACGGCGATCGAGCCTTTACGACGACCAGCTTGGTTTACATAGCGCGCTGTCGCGTTGAAAACCCTGAGCATTGGTATGATACCATCCGACTGCCCGTTTGTACCCCTAATGTGAGACTTGTTGGCCCGAACATCGTGGATGTGCATACCGATACCACCCGCCCATTTGGAAATTTGGGCACACTCCGTGAGGGTACCGTAGATACCGTTAATCGAGTCCTCCTTGTTTGCAATCAGGAAACAAGAAGACATCTGGGGTCGGGGTGTACCAGAGTTAAACAGTGTTGGTGTGGCGTGGATGAAAAGACCCCTGGACATCATGTCGTATGTTTCAATGACCGAATCGATATCCATTCCGTGAATCCCAATGGCAACACGCATGAACATGTACTGGGGAGTCTCGATGAGTTTTCCTTCGACTCGCTGGAGATAACTCTTTTCTAGAGTCTTGAGACCAAAGTATCCAAAGTCAAAGTCTCGATCTGTATCGATGACAGCCTTAACTTGTTGGGCAACCTCCACAACCTGGTCAGTGACGACACCAGCCTTGTGTAGCTTTCGCATGGCGAGATGAAAGTTATTGGGGCATACCTTTTGGATGTTACTCGCCACGATACGAGTCGCGAGTGTTTCATAATCAGGATCTGAAGTGATCATTCCAATACAAATCTCAGCAGAGAGTGTATCAATTTCTTGGGTGGTGATGTTATCGTACAGGGATGAGAAAACCTGCTGCGCAACCTTAGTGGAATCACATTTTTCAGAGAGTCCGTATGTTAAGTTCTTGATCCTATTGGTGACGTTGTCAAATTTCATATCCTCAATACGACCTGAGCGTTTAATGACCCTCATATACCTAAAGTTCCACTTTTATTTTTAACTTACTTCTTGCACTCGAGATCTTTGCTCCTCACTGGAACAGTTCCGAAAGTCTCAAACTTACGGTTGGGTTGGAGAAGGTAGGTGTTCACAAAGAAGGGACCCTGTTCACCAGCCTTGGCCACGGGAGCATAAGATCCCACGAAGCAGGCTGGGGGTTTGCACGGAATTTCCTCGACATTGTATGGCTTGCTGTCGTACACTTTGTCAAAGTCAGCAAAGTTCAACATTTACTATTTACACACAATTTTTTTCGGCGGATATATTAAATGTGTGATAATCTCCACCTTGATTCTCTCCAGCAGTGTGAAACTCCACTGAACACCCTCTTTTTTTCGGACTTTAACAAGAATCTTCTCCAGCGTGGAATCCGTCAGACGTTCAAGATTAGGAGTGGTATCGCCATCGATTACCAAAACCCTGATGACCTGTACGCCATCATGCGTGTCGTCTTCATCAACAACGCGGGTGACCATTACAAAAAGGTCAATGAGCAGGTCAAGGGTATGAACATGAAGGTCATCGACACTGCGGTGTCTCAAATCCAAACTGGTGTGTCTCAATATATCGCGTATGCCAATGACATCGACACAACCCGTACACTCCTCGACCAACCCATCAATACCAGTACCGTCGGCAAAAAGATTGATTTCAACAACAAGATTGGAATTAATTAAAGATTGGAAACTATGATGATGTAAGTAATGAGTTTGAACTACTACAAATACGAAACTGAAAAAGTGTGTAAATCCAAGGGCTGGGATCGGGCTGCTGTAGATACAGTATGGCTTCTCCTGACAGAAGAGTTTGGGGAGTTGGCATCCGCTATCCGACAGTACAAGAAGACGTTCAAGAAGATGAATCTCAAGAAAGAGAGGGGTACTGATGTCATGATGGAAATGGGTGATGTCTTCAGTTACCTTTTTCAATTGGCGCACATGTTAAATGTCGACCTGGATAAGATGTGGGAAGAACATCGTTTCAAAATGCACGACAAAAAATATAATCTGAAGTAGTATTAATAACGATGAGTGAATATATGCTCGACGATGAGAAAGCCATCGATGACATCAATCCATTTGTCACAGAGGATTTCTCCCTTCCAGGAGGTGTGCGACAGACGGGTGGTTTTGACGATTTCCAGGAAGTCATTCCAAATGTATTCCCTTTTATTGACGAGAAGAGTGTTTTTTGTGAGACAAACGCTTGTGAAGATGAAAGGGAACCCTGCATCATTTTAAAGGGGGTTCATCCTCGTCGTAACATCGACACTGGTTTTACTTGCAAAGAGAAGAAGGTTAAGGTTGGTGTTTCGAAGAAGCCTAGGATGTCTTACATTGGACTGTTCTTTATCATCTTCATGGTTATGCTAGCTGTAATATACATAAGATATTGAAGAAATGTGTGAGACGTGAAGCATTCGTACACTCCTGAATAACCTCGGGTAGAGTTTTCTTGCAAAACTTTTTAATAAACTCCAACTGCCAAGCACTCTCCATGTTTACACGGGGTGGTTGGAATGTTGGATCAAGAATTTTGACAGCGTGCGTGATGCGAACATATGTGCGATCATCTTGCTCGTGCAAGAGCACGTTTTCGAGTGTGAGCTCTGCGAGTCGCTGTTGAACTTCGAGGGTGTTTGCTACCATAGTTTCGAGAAACTTATCATAGCGGATGTCCCTCTGTTCACTCTGAATTTGTGTCCAGTCACCGAGGGGCTCGGTGTTGATGTAATCTGTGAATGCTTTGTAGCCCTTAGTCTTCGTGTACTTATCATACTGGATCTCGATGTACGCGAGATCAGACTCAACATCGTGAACAGCTTTAGCAGATTTTACAAATGAAGTCATGTAATTAAAGATTGAACAATTTCTTTAAACACCTAAGTGGACGAGACCTACCATAAAAAAGTATGTATTCATCAATCGCCAACAACAGTTTTTCGTATCTCTTGACTCTCAATGAGATGCGAAACAACCTCCCGGACGAAACTCGTCCCTCTTGGGTAAAGATTACGACGATCACCATGGTTTCGAGCTTTATCCAACAGATTGATATTAAGAAGCTTCGTGAAACATTTGAACGAGTTGGATCGTATCGTCTCAAGCGTAGTGGAACAACCACGGAAGGATTCGAGTGGAAACTGAAACCGACAACCTTCTACAATCAGGTGACCCTCACGTACCACGACAGCTACAGTACCAAATCTGTCAAAGTGTTCCCCAATGGTTCTATCCAGGTCGCAGGGTGTTGTGATCTTTTTGATTGTAAACGCATCATCACCCAACTTGTTTACATTTTCAAAATGTTTTTGGGACTTGACATCAAAGTTTCTACAGACTCTTTCCGCGTGGTGATGATCAACTCCAACTTCAGCCTCAACTACAACATCAACCTCATGAAAGTGGCTGACTGGTTCGAAGAGTACGATGACATTTTTAAAGTCTCCTTCGAACCAGATAGATATTCAGCCGTCAAGATTAAGTTCAAACCCGCAGAGGATATGAAAGAGATCACATGCAGTATCTTCAGCACAGGTAAGATTATCATCACAGGAGCTGAAACCCTCAAAGAGATTGCCTTTGCCTACAACATCATCAACCAGCACATCAACGAGAGACCTGACATTCGAGTGTCGAGAACGGAGGAGACGGATGTCTTTGACACCTATCTAGGATACAAGTGTGAGCCCTTAATTGAAAAACTCAGAGAGAAAGGATTTCAATCTTGGATGCAGACGATCACCAATAGACAAATTAATTTCTGATGTAATATTAACAAAATGTCTCAGCGACTTGGTATGGCCGATGGTCGGTGTTTCACCATAAACTCTTCCGCCCAGCTTTTCAACAACTATGTGATGAAGCAGAATGGCATCACTTTCGAGGACAACTATTCGTACCGCAAGCTTCTTCAGACCCAGGGTCCCTCTCTTCTTACCAAGGTACAGGAGGAACAGGGTAAGGAAAACTGTAAGACTTGCGACAAGCCCCTTCTCAAGATCCCTGATATCTACTAGGTGAGCAAAATCACGAAAAAAACTTTGAACCCGTATTCTAGAATGTCGACATGTGCCATATGTCTCAATGAAGTCAAATCGACGAGGACAAATCCTCCGATTCGATGTGGACATATGTTTCATTCCCACTGTCTAGAACAATGGAAAGAACAAGGTAAGAATACATGCCCCACGTGTAGAAAGGTTTTTGATGCTTCTCAGTTCAAGATTGTCGTCACGATTCAAAACAATTACACAGCGACGGCAAACTCTGTGTCCTTGAATGAGGAATCGATATTTGATGTACTTGACCTTTTTGACATAACCTTTGATGTCGAGAATCAACCTGATCTAGACAGTATTCTTGCGGACCTTGGGGTGAGTCTTACCGACTTTGATCCCTCGGTTCTTGACGCAGAATGAACTGCAGTAGGTTTCATAGTTTAGACCTGGATAGTTCCTAGAAGCCCTACGAGGATCCTTGATGGCGTTACCTTTTGCATCAGTCAGAAGTGGACCTGTCGCCCACCCACGCTTGTGACTGAATACATTCGCCTTGAAGACGATACGCTTACCGACCTTGAAGGGGCCAGCCCTCTTTACCCGAGATTCAGGAACCTTGAAGAACTTTGCCACGGACGCGATTGTGTCTCCAGGTTTGATTTTGTATTCGACGACTCCATGTTGTTTGTAGAAGTGAAAATCACCTTGACGAATGTAATTCGTGGGACGCCCAGGAGAGACGAACATCATGACTTTGTAGTACCCCTTCTTGCACTTCTCGTTAGCACCTGTCTTGTAGACCCTCGTGGGGTTGTCCGAAACGACGCGCTTGGGGAGACCTGTGCAGTGTGTATAGGAGTGATTTCCATTTGAAAGTCCAGACCGATCACCGGGGATCGACTTTTGCCACCTGTAGGCCTCATAGTCACCAACAGCATAGGCATAACAATTGTTATTCCCAATACCCTTCTGAGAACCCCATCTCCGATTGGTGAACTTACTTTCGGAACCACTCAGAGGAAGATCCTTCATTTGTAATGGCTCTAGAAAAAAAATGTCCACTTGTAATAAATGATCCAAGAAGTAACCAAGGCTAAGTCTCGCTCCGACGCGCTCATGGAGTTTCTCATCTTCGTGCTGTCTATTCTCATCAGCACCTTCCTTCTCCGTGTCGTGTGGAACCGCTCCCTCGTGAAGCACATCACCGTGCTTAAGCCCATCAACACCCTTTTGGATGCGTTCATCCTCGCCCTTTCGCTCCAGATTGTGCGCGGTATTTAAACTTCGGTGTACCCAACAGTCATCTCACCATCGGGTCCCTTTAGGGTTGGGAAAGCATCCATGCCATCACAACCACCCTTGTCACAATCTACGAATGTGTGAGTTTTACCATTCTTTTTCATGTAGTCCAACTGCTTTCGGGTCCAACCACACCCCATGGTTCCGAAAACAGTCCACTTCTTACCACCCGCCTTTTGACTGCCCTGACCAGTCTGTAAAAAGATGATGGTGTTAATCACAGTGAGAATTACAAACGCGAGCATTATTTATTATGTGCTGATATTATAAATGTCGTCGACTGTACTAAAGATTGGAAACAGGAATGTCACGCTCAAGTACACCAGGAAAATGCCCCGTGGTGAAGTTGAACGGATGAAATCGTTCGTAACAAAGAGTGGTGAAAAACTCATCAAGACTCCGAAGTTTAAGATACTCTCTGAAGTCGACGAGGGTACGAAGCGAGTCTTCAAGGTCGTGCTCTAACGATGCCGGGGCGTTTTTTGGGTCCAGTTTTCCCAGCCTTTAGGATGGCGACCGCTCTCGCTTTAGCAGCATCTTTGTTTACCGGTGTTTTTGGTTTAGGAGCTTGAATTTTGATGATGGGTTTAGGTTTAGGTATGGAAACAGGGACCGACGCTTTCTCACCCGTAAAGAAGGGTTTCGATAGAACCTCCTCAAAGTTGATGTCAACGGTTTTGTCACCCCTTAGCCTATAGTTCTTGACAGTATTTGACCTACTCACGAGATATTTTAGGGGTAACAGATTTTCGATGAACGTCTTCACCACACGCTCCGTCCGTGTTCGTGGTTGACGAACCAGGTTATGGACGGAGTTCAAGAAAAAGTGTAAATCATAGTGTTTGTCAGACTTTCTCGAGATGCCGATGTTCTTGTAATTGTTGGCATTGATGAGAGGATTCTTAATTCGTGGGAAAGCCGAAAATCCAAAATCAATGATGACAGCTTCAAACCCCGCATTGGAAACTGTGTACGTCTTACCGTTCACGGTGAACTTCAACGCTTTCATGGGCACTGGTCGAATGAGGATATTTCCAAGATGGAGATCGTGGTGACGGAATCCTGGATACCTCTTCTGGATGCGATACAAGTTATAGATGACTTGTAGCATAACAGAACGTATCGCAAAGAGAGTGGGTTGAAACCTCATCCATTCTCCCATCTCCCTACCATTCACATATTCGCTGTAAAGAACATCCTTCTTGTCACAAGTTTTGTAGAGGTACATCTTGGGAACCCCAAAACCTTCCAACTTTTTCGCGATGGTAAACTCCATCTTTGGATTCATCTCCTCGAGGGCTTTTTTAAATCCAGCCAACGGCAGATTATTGGTTTTTTCACTCAACGAGGGTGTTTTAATTTCCTTATAGACGATGTACTTTTCACATCCATCATCTATACAACCACGATACACCTTACCATACTGACCTTCACCGATTTTCACAGCACCTTTGGTCATAGTTCCATTTTTCTTTTTCAACCAGAGATGAGACGCGGGATCACATGCCTTCTTACCCCTGAGAAGCTTCTTCACCTGAGCGTTCATTATTATATTCGTAAGAAGATTGTTTCATCTTACGAATAGGGGGGGAGACGAGTCCATAGGACTCGGAAATTGGATTTTTTTACTGGTCATCAACCTCCTCAATCTCATCCTCATCCTCGACATCAACCTCCTCCTCTTCAGGAAGGTCAACACCCTGGAAGGCGAAGGATGGCAGCTTAGCAGACTGCTCGAGAAGAACCTGCTGGAGGCGAATCGTCACACCGAACTTGTTGTCGATGAACCAGATCTGGTTGAAGTCAACGATAGCCATACACTTCTGCCCCTTCTCAACGGTGTCGAGGGAAACAGGCTGCTTCTGCATCGAGTAGGCTTCAGGAACAAAGGCGCCATCGGGCTTGGTGAGAATCTTGAGCTTAATAGTAGAGGGGTACTGCTCCTTACCTGGACGAACCATGGGCTTGTAGAGCGCCTCCTTGAGGACGGCGACATTGAACTCCTTACCGAGCCACTCCTTGGAGTTGGCGGCGACAGTGTTCACGATGATGTCATCGAGCTCCTTGAGCTTGTCGTGAAGAGCCATCGCCTGCTCATTATCGGTGTCGAAAGAAAGGTCAAGAGAGTAGGAAGTGCGACCAGTGCCCTCATCAGTGAAAGCACTCAGACCATAGGGAGAGCGCATAAAAGGGAACTGAATGTAGAGCTTCTTGTTGTCGCCGGCGTTGAGGTAGACGGCTTTACCGCCATTCTTGTTCTTGCGAAGCTTCGAAAACTGCACGGAGGCAGGAGAGAAATCGGTAGACTGCTGAATAGAGAGCGACATTGTTGGTTGGTTATATCTATACTAGGTGGCTTGACTTTAAGTCAATTTTTTTGTTGACATATCTTAAAAGTAATCATGGGTCTTTTTAAAGACTGCGGTTGTGGATGTAATGGTAGGAAGCAACAGGAGAAGTTCGTCACTTCTCTCATTTCTGGTCTCACATTTTTCATTGTCGCCAACCCCGAGACTTTCCGTCTTGTCAGGCGAGTTCTTGGTTCGTGGATCGCGACCCCTACTGGGTGCCCATCGACTGCGGGTCTCCTCGTGCATATGGTCGTCTTCATCCTGGTTGTGTGGGGTATGATGAATCTCAAGAAGGAGGGTGGTTCCGGCACCAAGAAGGCTGCCTCTGGGTGCGGCTGTGGTTCCAAGAAGGGTACAAAGACTGTCGTGTCTGCTCCCCCCCAAATGGTGGATGCACCTGATGCCGAGCCCGATTTCGGTGAACCCCAGCTTGAGTTCGCTGACAGTGGTCGCACTCTCGAGCCCATGGACGTCTCGTCCGATGGAACCCTTTTTAATTAAATGCATTTTCCAGTCAATTTGGATAAATTGATAGTAAAATGTTTAGAATTCCTCGTCGAAACCAATTTCATCCGAAGTGTCATCCATTTTCCCATAGTCCCCCACTCGTTTTTCGAAAAAGTTTGTCTTGCCATCAAGGGAGATGTTTTCCATGAAGTCGAAAGGATTTTTGGAATTCCAAATTGGAGGTTGACCAATCTGTTTCAAAAGACGATCAGACACATACTCGATGTATTCAGACATCTTACCAGAGTTCATGCCAATCAGGTTGCAGGGAAGTGCATCCAGAATGAAACCCTTCTCAATTTCGACAGCCTCCTTCACGATCGAGTGGAGCGTTTCAGTCGAAGGTTTGTTACGAAGAAGTTTGAAGAGTTCGACAGCAAACTCTTGGTGAAGCCCTTCATCTCGAGAGATGAGCTCATTACTAAAACAGAGCCCGGGCATGAGTCCTCTTTTCTTTAGCCAAAAGATGGCACAAAAACTTCCAGAAAAGAAGATACCCTCAACACAAGCGAATGCGAAGAGGCGTTCTGCGAAAGTCTTGGACTTGGTATCGAACCATTTAAGGGCCCAATTAGCCTTTTTCTCTATACAGGGTACAGTTTGAATCGCTTCAAAAAGTTGTTTCTTTTCCGCACCATCTTTGATGTATTTGTCAATCAACTTGGAATATGTCTCACCGTGCACCATCTCATTATGGGACTGGTAGGCATAGAACGATCGAGCCTCTGAGATTTGCACCTCATCAGCAAAGTTGTTGTTGATATTTTCAAATACGATTCCATCGGATCCAGCGAAAAACGCCAGGATATACTTTATGAATTTCTGTTCGTTATCATTGAGAGTTTTCCAGTCGTCCATATCCTTAGATAGATCTACTTCCTCAGCAGTCCAATTAGACATTTGAGCCTTTTTATAGAGTTCCCAGAGTTCCGGATACTTCAGGGGAAAGACGGTGAATCTGTTTAAGGTGGGAGCGAGAATTGGTTCGTATTCATCTTCCATGTAGTCTTGAAAATCAAAGTATGTTCCGATGTGACGTCCGTCAATAGATATTTGAGGGTAGGTTGTCGCTCCTGGACCACAAACTTTCTTGAGTTCATCTTTGTCCACCATGACTTTCTCATAATCAAGTCCTTCCGACTCGCATAGGTTTATCGCGTGGTCGCAATATTGACATCCTTCCTTCGAATAAATACTAACTTTCATCTGTGATATTATCCCTGAATTTTTTTTGAGCGAAAACTCTAAGCATGATTGTGCCCTCAGAAATAAACCAAGATGATATAGTCAAAGTATTAGTAAACGAAGATGGTGTTGAAGACGAAATGTACGGTATTGTCGCGATGAACACTGGAAATACCCTCGGCCTGAGATATCTCAACCCCACAGAACTTTTTTACAAGAGTGCTTGTGTATATGAACTTGAAACGGAAACATTTTCACCGGCACCATTCGAAAGTGTGATGGAACATTACCCAAGTGGAACAACTTTCATGGATTTGGAGATGAAATCTTTGGGTGAGAACAGATTCGTCATGTACAGCGAAATTGATGTCGAAGATAGTGACAGCGACCTATACGACGAAGGCGCTGATGATGATGAATCTGACCTCGAAGGTTTTGTCGTTTCTGATAGTGAAATCGTAGGTCAGGAGATCCCCCTACCTCCCGGACATCAAGCCATCGATAGGGAATGGAATGAATGGGAACCCACAACTTCTGGTGGAAGGAGTTTCAAGGAAACGATCGATGCCATTGAAACCCGTGTGCGACGCCTAAGTATGTGATGCGTTTTTTGAAATTCTAAAAAAGATTGCCACATTCAAAAACAATGCTGGCAACTATATGGTCCGATTTGGACGCTCTATTACCAAAAAAAAACGAAGAAAAGTCAGTAAATAAAAACTTTTGTGTCGAATGTTCGGGGGTGAAAGTGATTTCACCGGAAGGTTTACCAACTTGTTCAGATTGTGGATTGGTGGAATCTTATTTTGTGGATGATACTGCTGAATGGACAAGTGGTGTAACAGATGATGGAAAGGTGAATGATCCATCCCGATGTGGGAACCCAAATGCAAACCCAGAACTCTTTTCACAGAATTGGGGTAAAGGAACAGTGATCGCGACGCAGCGTGGATCTACATATGAAAACAAGAGGATGGCGAAGATTAATTTTCACATGTCTATGAATCACAAGGATCGATCACTTTTCCATGCATACAAAGATATCGACGAAGCGTGTCATACTTTACCTGAATCAGTACTCAAAGATGCGAAGATGATGTATAGAAAGTTCAACGAGGAAAAATTAACCCGTGGTGCGGTGCGTTTGGGAATCAAAGCCAACTGTGTACTTTACGCATGCCGTTTGGCCCAGATTCCTAGAACAACTAAGGAAATTGCGGATATGTTTGGAATACAATCCAAAGATGTGAGTCGAACGACCCAAATTTTCAAGGAGAATATCCTTGGTGCAACTAAAAAGAATTACGTGACGAAAGCATTTGATGTGATGCAAAGACTTTTGAATTCTTTTAGTGTAACACGGGAAGAGCGTCTCAGGTGTAATAAAATGTGCAGTGCCACTGAGGACTGTGTGGATCTTATGAGCAAGACACCCAACAGTGTGGCATCTGCGATTATTTACATCGTACTAGGAAACAAAGTGACGAAAAATGATATGTGTGAGAGATGTTCGGTGTCCATCCCAACACTGAATAAGATTGAGGTGATTATAAAAAAACACTTAGAGGCTAAGGGTGAAAGCTAATATATGACGAAGTTGTTTCTTTCTACACCCTGTTATGGGGGCCTCTGTCTAGAGAAGTATATGACTAGTATCATTAGACTTCAATTACTTTTAATAAAAGAAGGAATTCAGCTCTATATCGACACCACTGAAAATGAATCTCTCGTACACCGCGCTCGTAACGTAGCCGTAGGTCGTTTTATGCAAAAGACGGATTGTGACCTCTTCATGTTCATCGATGCCGATATCCACTTCGATCCCCAAGCAGTCGTGCGCCTCGTGAAGTCTGGTCATGACCTGTCGGTTGCGTGCTATCCCAAAAAGGTTGTCATGTGGGATCAAGCCGCTAATGCCGTAAAGAACGGTGATGAGCGTGATATGTCCATGCTCTCATCGAGTCTCGTGATCAATTTTGGTGCAAACAATCGTCCGATTGAAAATGGTTTTATTGAAATTCTAGATGGACCCACAGGATTTATGGTCATTAAGAGGTCAGTGTTCAAAACACTCGAAGAAAAGTTTCCAGAATTGTGGTGTAAGAATGATCATCAGAACCGAGACTTTGACGATTATCACGCATGCTTCGACTGTATGATCGATCCCAAGAATCGGCGGTACTTATCCGAAGATTATGCATTCTGTCGTCGTTGGCAACAAGCGGGTGGTAAAATTTATGCGGATGTGAACACAACCCTCGGTCATGTTGGAAACCTACCATTCTCTGGTTGTCTCGATGACAGGCTTAAGGCTTAGAGTGTACAATGACTCATGAAGCTTGTCACTATCTTGGTCACTCGATCCAAAGCGTGTCACGTGAAAACGCTCCACACAATCTTACGTATAAATGTGAAATGTCTTGAAAAGAATGTGGACAATAAGATTGATTATGTCAATGATGAAACTTTGGAAAAGATTGAAAAGATTCAAAGTTATATGAAGTCTCACGATCGTATCATCTTCATAGATTTTGGTATTCATATGGATGATGAATCGATTAAACAACTGTTTGAACCACATGACGGTGTAGGGTGTCTCGTCTTCCCAGCTGTGAAAGATGGGATTGACTGGACTCTTTTCAAACAAAAGGTTCGGGAAAACTCCACGGAACCAGTGACACAGATGGGTCTTCATTTTGATACAGAAGTTGGTAAGGCGGTTTCTAAAGACATTCGAAAAGTTGAGTCCACTACAGCCAGAGCCTGGACGATGAACACAAAGAATGTCTTGAAGGTTATCAAGGATAAAAAGACCGGAAGTTGGAAACTTGTTCCAGATATGTTTCAGAAACTTTTGCAACAAGGTGTTAAAATTTATGCATTTACACCAGCTAAGTTGACCATGACGTATACACATGAATGTGTCAGCAACATCCTAAACGCCGCCGGTGTCAAACTAAATTAAAGTTTAAGGTTGAACATAAAACATGTCCACCCCACTTCACAAATACGTCATAGACTTTATACATGCTCGATGGGGGAGTAAAGATTACTTTCCAGGTCCACAACCAATCTCTATCGAATACAAACACTTTCCCATTCTAAAGAGTGGTGACTATGTGGTGTGTGAAAAGACTGATGGAGAACGTCATATGATGGTTGCGCTCATGTATGAAGGAAAGAAGAAATGTCTATTTGTCAATCGGGCTTTTGATATGTTTGAAGTTCCTATCAACTTGAAGAAGAGTGCCTACGAGGGGACGATTCTCGATGGCGAACTCTATGAAGGGACCCTAATGGTCTATGACGCTGTCGTTGTTGCCGGACAATCTGTGTGGGACAAGAACCTCATGGTTCGCCTCGATGCTGCCAAGGATTTGATGAAGTCAATCATCTACATGAAGTCTGACAAGTATCGTCTAAAGTGCAAAACATTTCATCACATGCGAGACTATGCAAAGTTTATGGATGAGTATCTCCCTACAGTTGATCAAAAGATTGATGGCCTCGTGTTCACACCCGTAAATGAACCTGTGCGCATTGGAACCCATGAGACGATGTTCAAGTGGAAACCACAAGAGAAGAACACGGTGGACTTTCTCATGAAGAGAGAACCTTCAAGAGAAACCCCAGGATTTAAACCAGGTATACCTGCGTGGCGCTTATATGTACAGGAAAAGGGGAAGTTATTCTTCGAATCGGAGATTCCCCATAACCGTATCGAGGATGAACCCTGGTTTGAAGATGGTGCCATTGTAGAGTGTAAGTATGTCACATGGGAAGAACCGATGTGGTGGAAACCCCTAAAGAGGAGAAGAGATAAGACGCACCCAAACAACCGCCGCACCTTCTATCGAACCATCGTGAACATTAAGGAAAATATCAAGATGAAGGAGTTTTTAGATTGTAGACCATGAAATAATATCCAGCCTCGTCAGGAAGTGGGTGTTCTCGGACACTCTCATCATCTGCCAAAAACCATTTGTTTCTACGCTTTATCATCCCCACATAGTGGCCATCGTTTTGATGACCAACATGCACAGCACTCGCGATAAGATTGTACTCATACTTATCGATGATGATGTTTTCGATGATTTGAACATGACTCTTGCGGTCGAAGGAAATCATGAGAACTTGTGGCAACTTTGAAAAGAGCATTCGAGTCGTAGCGACATGATGTACTTTACCTTCGGTGTCCTCAAAGTTTTCGATGACACTCCAGTCTGTACTTTTCTTAAGCATTTCACCCATATCCTTCCCTTCGGATGTTATCAAATGAACACTAAAGTCCTCTTCGTTTGATGATTTTCCACCTGGCCAAACCGTTTCTTGAACCTTTTTACCATAAAACCAGTGCTTGATTTCGGGTCTCGCAATCTCGAGGATATCGATGATACACAAGATGGCTTCTTGCACGTCATGTTGTTCGTTTGATCCAAACCGAGGAAACTTCTCACGAAACTCTGAGAGAAGTGTTTTGATGTCGACATTGTCCTGACCCCTAGTCCAAAACGATTTCACGAGTGTCCCGTATGTTTGAGTAAATGCACAATCACCTGTATACGGATTCTTAATGAAATAGTTTGTCAAAGCAGGAATGTGCAATAGACATTGAAGAGCTGTGTTGAAATAACAGGTATTTCCACGATTTTCGAGTCCCTTCATTGCATTTTGTGTACAAAAAAGGCTTAAGAGAAAGACGCAATTGTAAAAAGTTAAGAAAAATGAATCTCACTGAACGTGTACTCCCGATCTTTGAAGCCCACAAGAATGAAGAGGAAATTGAGATAGAAATTCGTCTCGGTAAACACAACGGCTCCCTCTTCGACACGAATGTTGGCAAAGACACCTGGAAACGGGTACTCGCGGGTCTCAAGAAGTACGATGGTTGGGAAAGCGTCAAGACTACAACCGCTGATGTCTACTACAACGATGCAAACAACGTTCGTATCACCTGTGACGAAGAGTCTGGTGAACAGACTATGATCCAAAAGATTAGTGTGATCAAGGAGGACTTCAAGAGGGATCCCCTCGATGTCCGCTTTTGTGTTGCTCGTGAGATCCCCACCTCTGGGGAGTACGAGATGGATCGTAAGCGAAGCAAGACTCGTCATTCCTTTGTGCGTAAGAACCTGAGCATCGACATGACCATCTCTTCAGGTGACAATGTCGATATGGACTCGGAAGAGGAGGCGATGTACCAAATTGAGATGGAAATTGTGAAGCCTTCGGATGTCGATTCAATCTACAAGTTCCAGAATATTCTCCAAAAGATTGATGACCTCTGCAAATTAATTCCTCAGTAAAAGGTATATAACGATGGCGAAGAAAATGAACAAGAAAATGACCCAGGGTATGATCGCCCTCGCGGTTGTGTTACTGGTGGTTTATATGTTGAAGGTCCGGGGGTTGATTGAGTTTAACGTTGGGGAGGGCGTGGGGAAGCAGGGCTCCGTCGCGGGCACAGAGAAGTCTAAGAAGTCTAAGAAGTGCAAATGTACCGCGGAAAGGGAAAGACTTGATATTGTCAGAAAGTGCTATCCCACATTTGTTAAGTGTATGGGTAAATAATTCCTCAGTAAATATAAATGATCTACATCATCCTCACTCTCATCATTTTGGCCCTGATGTACGAGAAGCGTGTAAAGTCAGAGGAGGTTGAAGGTTCTAAAAACTTTCATGTGAGTGATGGTGCGTCCAAAACGATGTATCTCCAGATGCACAAGGATGGACTTGGGCGCGACGCGCTAAAGATGTTTGTTCAACTCGAGGATCGTCTTCTCGGAATTGAGCGAACATCTGTGTGTACAGGTATGCCTTACATAGTTCAGGCTAGTCTTATTTCTAATAAAATCAAAGAAACATTTCCCAAATACGATTTTTCGTATCACACTATTCATCTCAAACAAATTGCTGAACCAAACAAACAAGTGAACACAAAAATCAAGTGCTAATCGAGTTCAACATATTGAAAAGTTGCCAAAGGAGCATTTTGTGCTTGGGACTGTCAATATAACTGTATCGATCAATTACACGCATGATGAGATTGTTATCGTCTTCTTCATTCTCATCACGCTTTAGGCCACTTACCCGAATATAGTCAGCTGCGACATAAATCATGGCATCCAAAAACTCTTCCCTCGCCATGTACAACCAAGAATTTATGGGAGTTCCCCATTCCGTTGTGTCATCGTCGGTGCGAACACCGTGATTATATTTTCTCAACCCGAGCTCGAGCCGTCCTGTTAACTCGTCGAGAATTCCCATTTGTATTCATATTGGCTCTAAACTTTAACCAATAGTTGCGGTATTCAGCCATCTTCTTGTTAGAAGGAGGTGTCTTCTTGCTCATGATGTAGTTGGCAGCTGCGCGGCGGTAATCATTCTTCAAGTTGTATGCGATGCCAGTCACATTCACACTGTTCATGAGATATTTGCGCTCGAGTTCCCTCTTTCTCTCCATCTTCCACTGTCCAACGACACGCTTCTTCATTTCATCGATGTTCTTCTTGAAAGGAATACCCATCTTGTTACCATTGGTGATCGCGTTGAGGGCGGACTTCATGTTGCGAACATCCTGATTAATGTTAGGTTTGTATCGTTTCATCCACTTGTCACCATAGAGTTTGGTGATATCCTTGCGAATAGAGTTTTCATCAAGACCCCTCTTCTTGATCACCACAGACTTCTTGACATCGCGCTTGGCTGCGGCGGTGTTTTTACGCACCTGCATCTTAGTGGGTTTGGGTGGTGGAGATGGAGGTTTAGGTTTGGGTTTGGCTAAGTTGTTTCGTGCATTTTGAATCTTCTTACACAGTGTGACTTTAGTTTCCTTTTCACCTGGCTTAATTTTAAGAATCGCAGCGATACGAAGGAGTTCATCCTTTTTCAAGTCTGTGCATATCTTACGACCAACCCTAAAAGTATTGCCATTACCCGAAAGTTTGACATTCTTGTTCTTGTTCTTGAACGACACGTTCTTTTTATTGGAAAGATTTTTGATCTTAGCGCGGATTTCATCTTTGGTCGCGAGTCTAGAACCATCACTGGTTTTTACCCTAAAGTTGACAACACCTTTGCGTCGAGCAAGTGCTATGAGTTCCGCCTTTGACATGCGTTCATTCTCGTTCAAGTTTCTTTTGGTATATTTCCTCTTTGGTGAAACAGTTGTCTTCTTTGGTTTTGACTTTGTCTTACCAGCTTTCACACCTTGATCAAACACACCAGTCACCAAAACCTGATCATCCTTATACAGTTTTTCAACCAGTTCCTTGGCGGTGTCATACCCTTTCAACATGGCTCCAGGGTTTTTAGCGCCTACGACCTGAATGTTCCCAGTTTTAGAGAAAATTAGGGTCATGTTCTCGATGGGTACATAGAGGAACGGTGTCTGTTCTTCGAGGATCGACATGCTCGTCATACCGTACATCCTCTGTCGACTCGCGATCGTGGGTAAGCTCTTGAAAACACCATTGATTCTAAATTGTCCACTCAAATTGTTGTATGTGAATGGGTTGTAAAAGAATGGTTGGCGTTCGGTGTAATTGTTCACTATGAAACGACGAATGAGTTCTGGTTGATTCGTGATATTGGTTCCAACAAAACCACCAGAGAAACGAATCTTACCGTTTCGGTAAATGTTCACAGTGGCACCTTTACTCTCCGTGTCATTAGAAAGTGTCAGCATGATCTGAACACTGAAGAAGTTCTTATTGAGAGAACCTTTAGGACCAGCCTCCTTGGTGTGGGAAAATCCTGTTTTAAACTGTCCGTAAACACCTTTGATCTCTTTCGTGTCTAAATAAAGACCCTCACCAATGGGTGTTTTAGGCAAAGGTCTCTTGACGAGTGTTTTTTTGAGATCAACGACAGTGTCCTTCTGTCCAAACCCGGAGTCTACTGTGGCGTTAAACATACCTGGGTTGAATTTACTAAACTGAAGGGGTGTACTTGTTATGGGTGGTGGTGGTGGAACACCAAATTCCTGAACCAGGTTGTCGATCATTTTTTCCTCATTCGCGGAGAGTTTCACATCGTTGAATTCATTCTCCAGTGGTGAGTTGTTTTCAAATTGTTTAAAAGCACCTGCGTACGATCGGTCATTTACCAGATTCTGTTGGAGGCGACGAGGAAATTGTACCTGTCTAGGTGCTGGACGCACTGGGCGAGGAGGAGAGTAAAATCCAGCAGCACGTTCTCGCTGTTTACGAAGCATGGTCTCTTCGAGTTCTCTCGCAAACTCGTCATTCGAGTTTGAGTTTGAGTTTGGACTCTGAACCTGAACACCAGATTGCCTGACAAATTCTTTGACACTCTGGCTCATATTACTATTGGTTAGGATTTTTTTAATAGTCCTTGGAAAAGCTGGCATTGTCCATGACTACATCGACACCATAAATGACTGGCTGTGCGGGGTAGTAGTCTCCGTTATATGTCACTTCATTGGTTCTAACTTCCAAATCTCTCGAACTGAATGGTCCCACATAGAAATCTGGATTGAACTTTTGCTTTCCAAGGTTGTTGGCTTGGCAGTGCTGGTTGAATACCTGCACAAAGATCTTCTGAGGTACGCAGAGGTCCTTCCCAAACTTCACATTGGTCGACTCCAGGAAGTTGTGGAGTGTGTTCGCCACCATCGCCACCTGCTTCTGGATAATCTTGAAATATGGTGGAACGGCATTCCAGATATCTCTGTCGCGATACTTGTTGGAATAATCAAGATAGGCCCGCACACACTTGAGGAGGATAATCGGGAGTTCCGACTCAAGCTTTTTGTCCAGGTGTGGGTCAGCTTCACGCACCTGCTTTGTAAAGTTCCACGCGAGGATACGACGAAGGACGGACCCCGAGTTATCTTTCCAGTTTGGGACTTCATTACCAGCAAGTACACCAGGAACCTTCCAAACCATGGAGCTGGCAGTCTTGTTCTTTACAGCAACGGAGACACTTTCACCAGACACGATCGACTGGAACTCAGCCTGCTCCAGGGCGAGATCTGCCTTAATCTCTGGGGCTACAAACATGAATGAGTCTTTGATCGCAGAAAGACCAAACTTACGCTCGATGTTGTTCGCCAGAGTACCGACATCCTCCTTTTCGTAAAACTTCTCAAACACCTTGGTGAGAAGAGTGGATTTACCAGAGCCAGCAATACCCTTGAAGAATGGAATCACTTGCCAACTGTCGAGTTCACCAACATCATAGCACAGACGACCACCCATCACATAGGCCCAATGGCAAACCTCTGGTTCAAACTGTTGGTAGTGGAGTACTCTATCGAAGTGAGGTGTCGGAATGTCTTGCCAGTTCTCGATATGGGAAAAGTCATCAAACTGTTGATCGAAATACTTGCAGGCGATAATGGTGGGATCGAGGCAAGCAAACTCTTTGCTGTCGTATGGGTAAAACCGACAATCATAGACTCCACGATCAGGGACCCACTCCTTACCAACAAATACACCATTCTTGAAAGACCACACATGACGCCTCTTCACAATCTCAGGAAACTGTGGGTCGACACAGGTTGAGATGTTTTCGACGACATCCCTAAAGACCGAGCCACGGCTGGTAAAGTTCTTCCAGTTCTTGAAGTTGTCATCCTTCTGAGCGATGGTGTATACGAACTGTTTGATTTCGAACCTGGGAACCCAGGCGCGAGTACCATAACGATCGATCGTCTTAATCTCTTCACAACACTGTCCCTTGTATCGGCGATATCCACAATTGTAGAGCTCGTCGAGGGTATACAGGAGACACTTTTGATAGGGGGTACACTCCTCAACTTCATCTTCATCCATGGTGGAAGGGTCGGAGTTTGAGCTCACTTGTGGAAGGGCTGTGGGGTTCACTACGCGTTCATAGGAAATGTAGTGTCTACGAATGTTTTCATACCCATCCGTGAGCTGTTTCAGGACATTGTTAATACGCTTCACCGGAGTGACACCTTCGTCTGAAACATCCTTTTCTATTTTTAGTTCAGAAACATGATTTTTTAATTCGACGAGGAAACGTCGTTGTTTTTCGCGAATACCTTTGATAGCCAGGATATCAATTCTCTCGGCGATGGGATTATTGTTTTCGTCCCAGTTATCGGTGTGAATAAACTGACGATACCCGAGTTCGCGAGCGTTCCTGTAGTCCTCTGTTCTGAGATCCCAATGTAACTCAAACTGACTGATTGTACTGATAACTTGTTCACCATTCATCGATTGGATTTGCTGCTTTTGCAACTCCGCGAGTGCTTCATACCTATTGGGTTCCTTATCGATGAAGTGGGTGTCTTCCATTTACCTATTTACAATTTTTTCCTCTAAGCGGATTTCAACTCACTCAAAATCTTTATAAGTATTTTGTTTTGGGTTTGCAATTGTTGACCAATCATTACCAGGGCAGAGCACACGGTCTCACCATCGGGTGTGGCCATCAGGGAGGTCATGAGTCCGGCAATGTCCAAACCCTCATCCATATCTTCCTCACCAAAATCCTCGAGTTCATCTTCAGAGACAATCTCCCCCTCTTCGATCTCATCCTCAGTCTCATCATCGGTAATCTCCTCTTCTGGAATTTCTTCAGGCTGTTTCGACATTTGATTTAGATCAAGAAAAATTGATCCGCGAAATTTCGCATATTCAGCCGAAATTATTTTCTCCGTATATAGTACAAAAACTCTCAAAATGGCTGGCGGTCTCATGCAACTCGTAGCGTACGGCGCCCAGGATGTCTACCTTACCGGTAACCCTGAGGTGACCTTCTTCCAGGCGAAATACAAGCGCCACACCAACTTCGCGATGGAGAACATCGAGCAGACCGTGAACGGTACTGCCGCGAACTCCGGCCGTGTGTCCGTCACTGTTGCCCGCAACGGTGATCTCGTCGGTGACATGTACATCGAACTCGAGTCCGATGTCGACACCTCGCAGCTTGCCTGCTGGGTGGCCGAGCGTGCCATCAACAACGTTGAGCTTTCCATCGGTGGTCAGCGCATCGACAAGCACTACCAGAAGTGGTGGCGTCTGTACTCCGAGCTCTACCTCGATGAGTCCAAGAAGGCCACTTACGGCAAGATGACCACTGCCATCAACGGCAACACCGTCTACCTTCCCCTGTTCTTCTTCTTCAACCGCAACCCCGGTCTCTACCTTCCCCTCATTGCCCTCCAGTACCACGAGGTCCGCGTCGACATCGACCTTGCCTCCGACTTCTCCACCTACTGCAACACCTCTGTGTTCAAGGTGTGGGCCAACTACATCTACCTCGACACCGAGGAGCGTCGCCGCTTCGCCCAGAAGGGTCATGAGTACCTGATCGAGCAGGTCCAGCACACCGGTACCGACACCGTCGACTCGGGTGCCACCAAGCAGGTCCGCCTGTCCTACAACCACCCCGTCAAGGAGCTCGTGTGGTGCTTCTCCAACACCTCCGCGACCAACTCCCTGTGGAACTTCACCACCGCGTCCACTGACACCGACATCGTCCTCCACTCGAACGTCTCCGGCATCGAGTCGAACTGCGTTGTCCCCACCTCCCTCTACGGTGCTCCCATGCTCCACATCGGCGACGCCGGCTCCAGCTCGGAGTTCACTGAGGAGGCCGTCGGTCCCCTTTCGACCTTCAAGCTCATCCTTAACGGCCAGGACCGTTTCAAGGAGCAGAAGGGCAAGTACTTCAACCAGGTGCAGCCCTTCAACCACCACACCGGCTCCCCCTACGCGGGTGTGTACGCGTACTCCTTCGCGCTCAAGCCCGAGGAGCACCAGCCCACTGGTACCTGCAACTTCTCCCGCATCGACAACGCGCAGGTCGCTGTCACCATGGGCACTGCCAACAACGCGACTTCCATGCACATGTTCGCGACCAACTACAACGTCCTCCGCATCCAATCGGGTATGGGTGGCCTCGCCTTCTCCAACTAAGCATTTAGTCTTAGTTTATTAAAAAATAACCCATTTTTAAAATGCACAGTACCAATGCTGTTTAAAAATGATTAGCAAGCCTAAGTTGACCTATGTTTTTTGTTTTCTAAATCAAAATGCCCAACTTTTCACGTACCGAATTGATTACTACCTTGACT